GCGAAATACTTACGGGCGGCGGGCTACAACCTACGAACCAAAGACGTAATCGGTCGGTACGTCTCACAGCTGCCCTGTGCGGCGGAACTGACGTACCATGACCTGTCTAATCTGGCATGGCTGCTAAACCCCAAGGTTGCAGCACATGATCGAGAATACTTTGAAGAGTGTGCCCGATACATGCGAGAACACCCGGGAGAATGGGGCCTATCACCAGATGACCCGAAGACCATCGAGCAAGCAGCCGAAACACTTGAACGGTCGTGGGTGGAGCGCTGGGCCTAAGCCGCCGGTTGGAGGCCCTAGCATAGAGCTAGGGCCTCCAGTTTTACCGAGCGCCGGGCATAGGCTCCACCGTAACCCTTAGCAAAATGTCGCGCCAATCCGGCAGCACCGGCCATATCCGCCGGAGGCTCTGATCGTCTACGTCGAAGATCAGACGCCCGCCGCCTTCGGGGTGAATCTTGACAGCAGATTGTATTGGCGCGAGTACGGCCACAAACTCCAAGCGTTCCATCCTCGCCCTCCCTGCGGACTTTGTGAAAATCTCCAACGAATCCCCGAATCTAGGCCCCGGGGACTTGACAAAATCGTAACTGTGTGTTACATTGTAAGCGAGTGAGACAGCCATAGGCGAAAGGGGGCGGACCATGATCCCGACCGAGGTATGGCTTCACGTTATGCTTGAAGGCGGCGGGCCTGGAGCAATCGCAACAGACCCGGGGACCGGCGGCGATTATATCCTCTACCGGCAAGAGGGAAGGATAAGAATCCGGACCTTCCCACCCGACAGCCTGCCGGGGGATATCTCACCGCGCCAGATACCCGACGGCTTGACATGGCGCTTGTTCTGGACCAAAGCGCCAAAGGAGGGGGGACATGAATATCATCGCTTCGCGCCACCCTGGCATTGGTAGCGTATGCTGTCAAGCAGGCCCTCAGCAGCGAGGAGGTACAACATGGATATCGTGATCGTTTCGCGTCATGCCGGCGCGGTTGAGTGGCTGCGCCGGCACGGAATCACGGGGCGCGTGATCGAGCACGCTACCGCCGAAGACGTTCGGGGCCGTGTCGTTTACGGGACGCTGCCCCTCCACCTGGCGGCGGAAGCCGCCCGGGTGGTCACCATCGACCTGCCCCGGCTCCGACCGGAGCAGCGGGGGCAGGACTTGACGCCGGCCGAGATGGACGCGGCGGGCGCGGCATTGGTTGCTTATGAGGTGAGGCGGGTGTAACCCCGCCCCACCTCCGGCAAAGGAAGGGAGGCGACACATGAGAATGACTCAGCGGGCGATAGAGATACGTCAGGAGATAGTGGCGGAGGCTATGCACCTGGGCGCGTCTGAGCGAGAGATCAGGGCAATGGCCGCCGACGCTCGGGCGCGGGAGTTGCTAAATGCCATGTGCCAGGCAGCAGCCGACGCCGAAACTGGCACAACCGTTCTCAGCGATTGGCTAAGGAGGGAGCAATGAACGCCGTACAGTTGCGCTGTATCTGGGCTAAGGCGGCCCTGGAGGTCGCCGAGCAAGAGCGGAACCGGCGGAGGGGAGAACTGCCGCCGCTGCCCCGACACGCGACAGATGACCAGCTGCAGGCTTACGCCGAGGCTGCGGTACGACTTGATGATGAATCTGGATACCGCGAAGCGCTCGACGAGCTAATCGAGGCGGAGCGGGCGCTAATCGCCTGGGGTAAGGAACTGGTCGCACAGGCTCCGGCCGAGAAACAGGGCCAGATGATGGAGCTGCTGGAGCGCTGCCGTTGGTATCCACATATCTACGAGCAGGTGATCGATCTGCTGCTACGGGTAGACGCCGAGGAGGTAACAGCATGACCGAACACGACGGTATCACCGTAGCGTTTGAGGTCGCAAAAGAGACCAAAAACGCATTGCGATACGAGGAGGTGCCGGGACCGGGCGAACCGATAAGAATCGGCAGCCTCTACCTCCAAAAATGGGTAGTGGAGAGGTGGGGGAGCCAGAGCGGAGCGTCGGCCAAGCGAATCACGGTAACGGTAAAACCCACAAACTAGCCCGGCGGCTCACCGTGAGCGCCAAGGCCGAGCAACACAAGCCCCGCCGGTCGGGCGACAATAGGCCGGCAAGGAGGTTCACATGATCGTAAAGTTGAGCAAGGAACGAATCGACGCCGCATTCGCAGACGCAAGCAACCAGGGCGACTGGCTCTTGGACCTCTACCGCTACGTGATAGAGGCCACGGGTATACCATGGCAGCAGGTGCGCCAAATCGAAGGCTGGCCACGGGTGCACGAAAAGACATGGCGGTATATCTGCCAGGCCGCGCAACGCTTTGACGCTCAACATCACCCCGAGTGCGTGCCTGGCGGCCTCTGGATAAACCGGGGCTTTACCAAGAGCAGCAACGAAGACCCCGCAGAGTGGACCGTAGACACTGAGGGCGTCAAGGTTCAGATCGGCTAGTCACAAGGCCGAACGACAATAGGCCCACAAGGAGGTTATCATGGGCCGCAGCTATACCTATCACGTGCTCGGCTACGCCAGAAGACCAACAGACCCACCAGAAACACACGAGTTGATGCCGGCAATGAACCGAGTCGAGATCAGCCAGCAAAGGGAGAAAGCGAGGCGGAGAGGGCTTAGCATTGTCTACTGGGCTGCACAGACCAAGACGGGGGAGCGAATCCTCGGCGGTACCGACTGGGCACCAGACCCGGAGGTACCAGGTGCCCGAGTCGTAAGCTGCCCGATCTGCGATTCGCGGGGCTGTATCGTCTGCGATTGGTCAGGCGTATGCCCGCCCAACCACTGGAAGCGCTGGCAGCCGTGGCAGTTGGAAGCGATCAGGAGAGAATCATGAACCAGAAGCAACTGAACCGTCAAGCCGAGCAGTATCTTAGCCTGCTACAAGAGGCGGCACGCCTAGCATGGGCGCGAGCTTGCGAGTACGAGGGCATCGACGCTCAGAGTGCATTCGTGGTCTTCAGTGAGAATAACCCCCACGTGCACTGGTACGAGAGAAGCAGAGAACGATACCAGGAAGCACAAGCAGCGTACCGAGCCGGCGGGTACGTCGGCCTCAGGATGAGGGGAGCACCATGAACCATCAACCGATTACCAAAGGAGGTAACATGTACGACGTAACACAGGACCAACTGGAGGGGCTTCTTGCGAAGTGGGCCTCGGCCAAGGAAAGACTGACCGAGGCCAAGACCGCCGCCGACAAGGCAGCACAGGCGCGGGACTATCACATACAGAACGCCCCAGAGTACTTTGAAAGCATCGAGCACTTTTACGCCTGGCGAGAGCGGCTTGATGAACTCCAGAGTCGGGCCAGGGAAGCCAAACAGCACTACGAGAGCTGCGAGGCAGATGTGCGACTGCGGGCAGAGAAGCTAGCCGATGCGCTGCCCGAGTACTTTATCCGCATCGGGCGACGGGCATATCGGCACGAGCCGGGGGTATACCCCCTGGTAATAACCAAGGAGATATACGATGATGAAAAACTTGAGGCGGATACTCGGGTACCGCCCGGATGGTGAGGCGCTCCGCGCCGCTGCTGCGCGGTCCTATCGCCAATACCTTGACCGAATGTACGAGGACAGATACGCAATACGACTTGCGCAACTGCTGGCCGAAGGCTACGATGAGGCAACGGCGGAAGATGAGGCCATGGAGTTAGCCAGAGACGACGTAGAAGCCTATCTATACCCGGAGGAGGCAGTACGGTTATGATGAGACGAAAGCCGCCATCGGCAGCAATGCCATACCTTACAGCCTACTTCGTAGGCTTGGCCATCCTCATCATCATCCGCGGATGTCTGTAGCACCAGGAGGGCTTACATGGACAAGATCGACATCCTAGAGACAATCTCGGAAGGCGAGCAAGTGTACTGGGTATTGACCAGCAGGGGCGGATACGTAGTGGGAGCAAGACCGGAGGGTGACCGTCTCGACCGAGACACCGTGCTGGCCAAGGCGAACAGTCTCGCCGAAGCCAAAACGTGGTTCCGCAAAGCATATGGACTGGAGGTGTGACATGAACAGAGAACAGTTGCGGCAGATGGTGGGAGAGCAGTACTCTGCCCAGACGACTACGCTGCGAGAGTACCTCGGCCAGGGGTACTCTCCAGCATCCTACGCTGCGGACCTGACGCGGTTTTGTGGAGAGGGCCGCTCCGACGAGGAACGCGAGTACATCAAGCACGTCGTCCGACAGTACATTGAGGACGACCTGCGCCAATGCAACATCATGGCGGCGCAGATGATCCGGCCCTATGAACGGCCGCCATGGTTGGTGGAGCCAGTCGGCGACGCATCGGATGATGAGGATATCTCCGCTATTGCCGAGAGCGACTACGAGATCCTGGACATACAGGTCCTGGGGTGGGGACCGTACAACGCGATCATTCGGGTAGAGGGCGGGCCAGACTACCTAGTGCAGTTCGGCTAGGAGGGTTGAGATGAACCGACACATGACAGTTTATGTAGAGGGCCTGGCGTATGGGGTGGAATGTACGCTCGGCAAGAACGGTGCAGTTGCGCTCACCTTACCCAGGCCAGACGAGTTACCGGACAGGCCTCCAGACGAGCGACCTGTCTGGGCCGAGATTGCCGACCGTGCTGATCGCCGGATGGAGATACTCGGATACGAGAAGGTTGGCAGCTGGGAAGAAGGCTGGGCCATCTTTACGCAGAAGCACCGCTGCGCCACGTATTCTGACTTGCTGGCCATGTGGCCGAACGATACTCTACATCTCCGAGCGCTCATATCTGCTCGGGGCGCGGAACTTGAGCACAATGTAGATGCAGAGTTTTTGGATGTGCTCTCCGAAGAGGGTTATGAGGAGGTGTGACATGCAGAGAACAAACAGCCTGGGCGAGACTCTTACTCTGCCCCAAGCGGTCCAACGGGAGATAGACAATCTTCGTTGGGAGTCCATACAGCAGGACAACTCCGTGTGGAATCCCCGAGCCGTGTCTTTAGATACGCTTATCCAGTGTCTCAAAGAGGACGGCCACGTCATAACCGCCCGTCTAATCGCCAAGCGCGCCGGGGACACGTATGAGCTCGCAGGCCTAGACCGCGTTACCTACCAGGATATGATCGAAACCTGGGAGGTAACCATTGACGGAGAGAGGGTACTGATCGAGGTATTACACGGTTGGCACGGTGGACAAAACTCCGGCGGGCCATATACGGACAGCAGAGTAGTAGGAGGTCTAACATGCGCAGCACAATCTACGTAAAGGGCGTCACGCTCGAAGAGGCACAGAACATCGCGGCTCGTGTCCTCGACGAACTACCGGCAGACAAGCGAGCCCACAGCGTGTTCGCCTTCTTCACGATGGACCGTCCACGAAGTAGGCCGGGCAACGCGCTAATCTATCCCGCAGACACACCGATCATCGAGATGTCCAAGGACGGCGCAGCCGCCTGGAACTACATCGGCGAGGTCGAGCGCGCCTTCGCAGAGGCCGGTGTAACCGTGGTCGCATCCGCAGAAAGGAGGTGCAGCTAAACACATACCGCTGTACACCAGAGCAACGTCGAGCACCGGCGTTGCTCTGGTGTAGAGTAGATTCTATTCAGTTGGTAAGGTACAGGGGGAACTAAATGAACGACTATCTGAACCCGCTCAGGGTGTTTGACGCAAGACGGCCCGCAGGTCGCCTGGCTTTCGTCCTGGGCTACGTGTATCTGCTCATCCTGGCGCTAGTCATCACAGTGATAGACTGGAGCCTAGGGGCTGATCTGAGCGCCTATCCACCAACCAGCCTGAGCATCCTAGGCACCATCGGCGTCATCACCCTCGTACTGCGACGCCTGAAAGATATGCGCTCATCTGGGGCATGGGTGCTGGTAACTTTCGTTCCGGTACTCAATCTCTTCTTCTTCATCTGCCTAGCGCTGATACCGGGCAAGCCCAAAACTCAAGAGGCCCTTTCCAGCGCTTCCAGCCAAGGACCCCCAGAGTAGACATAGCCGAAGCGACGCTCCAGATACTCTAGGTGACGCCTCCGGGCTTCGTGAGAATGCGCACCGGAACGCCCCGGCCCTTCAAGATGACAACGCTGACACAAGGTCACCATATTCTTCTCGTCCCACGCACCCTTGTACCGACGGCTGATGATATGATGAACGGTCGAACAGGGATAAGCACCACAGTCCACGCAGCGGAAGTTGTCACGCCGCAGAACCCTAAACCTAACCGCATCTGAACTTGTCACCCCTCGCTGCCTCCAATCGGTCAGCAAGCCAGTCGGGGAACGGAACCCCGGCAGCGGCCAGGTTCTCCAGCACACTAAGGGCCTCAGACATACAGTACCAACCGACCACTAGATCACGTAGGCCCGGGAAATCCAGCGGCCCAGAGAGTTGATGTGCCAAAGCCACCGCGCACCAAATCAATAACTTCTTAGCAAACCCCCTCCAGGACTCCTTGCTCGACAGGCGAGCCTGAATCCAAGCCCTGGTCCAGCCAGAGACGACATCCAATACCATCACTATTAGCAGAAAACGCAGAGCCACGCTCCACGGTCCGAATAGCATAGTGACTAACGCCCCGAGGAAAGGGAGCACCCAGTCAACAACAGTCTTACTACGCATACGACTCCTCCCCCTCCCCGTAGAACAGATTATCTACATCCCGCGCCGCCCCTTCGCCCAGTTCGGAAACCGAAAACTCATACCGGTAGCCGTTCAGCCACCGCTGATGCTCTGTAATAAGGTCGCGCAACTCCTCGGGCCACTCCGAATACCCCAGCCGGTCAACACCCATCGCCTCCCGGCAGGACCGACAGAGATAGCCGTAGAGATAAGATTCTTGCTCACAGAGCGCACAAATACCAAAACCCACGACACTATATCCCGGCGAGAAACTAACATACCGTCTACTATAAGAACATGGGGAGACGGCTCGTTTACAACCCCGCCGGGTCCGGTGCACCGTGTTTTCGGCGATGCGAAGACAAACACTTGGAAACCGCCTGCTGACTAATCCCCAAAAGCGCCCCAATCTCCGCCTGAGTCCACCCCATCATCCAGAGAAAGGCCACGCTCCGCTGCCTGCGGCTAAGACAACGGAGAAACCCGATCACGTCCAGCGTGTCATCTACATCTTCCCACGGGTTTTCGGCCAGTCGAAGTATCCCGCGCCCCGCGTCATAGCGCATAGCCATCTCCACATCAAGACCCGCTCAACAACCTCCGGCCCCCAGCGCTGTCCTACTCATCTACATCCTGCCCAAGCCACTCGGCCATCTCTTGCTCCACAGTAGTGTCGGCCAGCTCATCAAAAGGCAACCGAAACGGGTCATCCCGCCACTCTATCCAGCACCTTCTGCCCCGACACATCACTTTCAGATTCTGAGCCTTCAGCCAACACAGCATCAGCCAAACCGTCAGCATCGCCCCGACCACGAGCCCCAGCGCAAACCAAGTCATAGACCTCCTCCGCGCTTCTCAAGACGACGTATTCGGCATCGCTCCCCAGATACTCCCGAAACACCTTTTGGTCACCGCTCAGCCGCCCCGTCGCCGACTTGACCTCCACAAACAGCACCCGGCCATCGCAACAAGCCAGGCCATCAGGGAAACCCGCGTGAAACTGACCGGCCCAATGAGTATCAATCCACACCCAGCCCAACTCACGGAAGGCCCCGGCTATCTTCGTGTGATTCCGGTCCTTCTTGACATCCCAACGCAACTTGGACATCTGCTACCCACACATCCGATGGCCACCACTCCAAAGACACAACCAACCCCAGAATGCGAAGTGCCACCTCTCCTGCACCATTATACAAAGTCCATGTAAGCCCCAGACCGCCGTCATCCCATATAATATCAACATGGAACCGGAACCAGACTGAGGACCGGCTAGCCATATGCCACCTCCCGCGCATCATCCTCGATGGTGTTCAGAATCTTGACGATCCACCTGCCGTGTCGGAATACGGCCTCCTTACCCCACCTATCATCCAGCACCCTCCAAAAAGCGATCCTCTCCTCGACCGGATGTATATACTCCGGCCTAAACTCCTTACGAAAGAACTCCTCACACAGCCTCTGGAACATGCGAGCCATCGGATTCCGCAAGTACATACTCACCCTCCAGATCCTCAATCGGATGAAACGCCTTGTGCTTGGCCCAGAGCCTTCTACCATGCCGGCGGTCCAGCACATAGACGTTCTCCGCACAGAACTCCTCTCTGCACAAATAGCCAACCACCTCAACACTTTCCGGCGGCCAGCCCTGGTCTACCGGCCATACGAGCACATTCACATCAGCCAGCTCACCGAGATCGGTCCCCGCTAAGCCATAGTCCCATCCCCTCCTCTGCCGATACTTCACCTGCACACTTCTACCATCCGGCAACCTCAGGTCCGCACCATCATCACCACACAACCGGGCCTCAGTGTCAATCTGCAAGGCCAACACCCGAGCCACGGCCAGCTCGCCCAGGAGCCCCATCTGGTGCGTCTTCAGCGACGACCCCTGCCAGGCCCCCCTGATACCCAGCCTCTCCTTGGGCAAATGCCTGCGACGGGCCAGGGCGCACACCTCTTCCCACATCTCCGGCGTTACCCCGACAATCATCTTGCCCTCTGGTCCATGCTAACAATGGCGCATCCTGATAACAGCGCTTACGCGCCATATCACAGTACTCACCGCTCAACTCCACGCCCACGCCATGCCTTCCCAAACGGTCCGCTACCAGCAACGTAGTCCCCGCACCGGCAAAGGGGTCCAGAACGACACACGGAACCGGGTCATGTTCTGGGCAATCGCAGGTTGGTTGCCAGCCAATAGTGGTATGGGCTGCTTGCCACCCGCGCTCAGGCGGCGCGCCAGGGCTATTCAGGCGTTGCGGGGCCAAGCCGTGTGTACGACCTGTGTCATCCCTCTCGCCAAGCGCCTCTCTCTCCACCACCCGCTCCCACGGCGCACCGCAATGCGGGCAGCATCCACACTCACTTGTGCCCGCTTTGATACAGCACTCCACAAGAGCGGGCGGGAACGTAGCGAAATGCGCGCCACGAAAAGGGCTAGGATTGATAGCCCATACGTTCCGCAGATTGCGCCCAGCGGCATGATACTGACGATTATTCATGGTCATCGGTGGACGAGAGAGACCATCGGAGCGCGTTGTCCATTTACGATTTTCATAATCCGCCTTACTGAGACCTCCACGCCCCCTGTACATATAACCAGCCTGCGGCTCCCTCACCGCATCGTTGTCGTAGTAATAGCGCACACTTTTGCTCAGCAAGAAGACATGTTCGTATGCGGATGTGGGGCGATCAGCAACCGACTCGGGCATGACGGAACCACTGTAGGCCGGGCAGAACGACAGCCCCTTGGCCCAGATGATATCGCTGCGAAGGTACCAACCCTCAGCTTGCAGCGCGAAAGCCACACGCCAGGGGATTCCTACCAAGTCTTTGGACTTGAGATCGACCGTCTTGCTATGGTCATACCAGCCGCCCGCAGGTTTCGGGGGAATAACACTTTGTCGCCGGCTTTCTAGGGTACTCCGCCCACGCCCCCAGGACGGGTTCGAGTTGTACGTATCTCCCAGGTTCAACCACAGGGTCCCGTCCGGGCGCAGCACACGCCACACCTCTCTAAAAACCTCTACCAGATGCTGCACATAAAGACCCGGCGTCGGTTCCAGACCCAGACAGCCATACCACGCACCGCAATGGGAACAAGTAGCATACTCTATAGGCACATCGCGCCCGGTAGAGCCCACGTTGGTAAGTTGCTTCCCGCCCCCTTTGTCATCGTTACTTCTACGCCGATAGCACGCTACATCCCAGTCGTGCTCGCACTCAGGATCACCGCCCCATACCGACGGCTGAACACCAGCATATACCCGCAGACCCCAGTACGGTGGCGAGGTCACAACGCACTGCACGGACCTATCCGCCAACGGCAAGTGCAGAGCGTTACCGCGGACTATCGTCCACATTTAGTCCACCCCATGCATTACTAGAACGGGATAGGTTCAGTCCCTTCAAAGAAAACCTCTTTATCGTCACGCGGGCCAATGTAGTTCGTTGCCGGGTCGACATAGAGATCAAACAACCGACCCGCCGGTCCCATCCTCTGTTTGAGCACCCTCACCAACAACAGACTCTCAGACACTTCGATGTCCCTGTCCTTGCCAATAGGCACTTCCTCACCAACGGCATACTTGGTTTTGGGCATCCAAAGCCCCAGCATCTTGTCCGACGCATGTTCTGCGTTACTGGACTCCTCGGAGTCGGCTATGCCCGGAACAGCGATACGCTTCTCCATGACGCTCCTCCTGGCCTGCGAAGCCAGCACCACAGGACAGGACATAGCTAGAGCCATGTCCTTACAGCGATGAACGTTGTGAAAGACCTGCATCCGTCGGTCCTCTCCCCTACCGGGTTCGATAATCTGGAGATAGTCCAACAGAATCATTCTGGGCGTCAGCTCGAACTCCCGGCGAATAAGGTTCAGCGCCCTGCCCACAACGTCCAGAGTCAACGCGGGACGCTTCCGGCCCTCCGAAACGCTATGCCCCACCAGATAGAGCGGCAGAGTGGCCCGACGCGGCCCCACAACTTCCTCCAACCGCTGAACTTCGTCATCGCTCAGCTGACCAGAAAGGATGTCCACGACCGACATAGAAGCCGTCGAAGCCATGTCAAACGCCAGCACCTCCTCGATAGCCTGCTCCCAAGTCACGTAGATCACACACTGGTTAGTGAGCTCCTCAGACACGAGCTCACTGGCCGCATACCTGGCCCACCATTGCAGAAACCCGGACTTGTAGTTGCTACTGTTCCCCAACACGGTTATGAGTTCGCCCGGGCGTGCCGGCAACAGGTAGTCGTCCAGCGTGGGGATGCCCGTCCTTACGCCAATCCTCTTGACATCACGACGTTCCCGAATCGTCTCCAGGGCCAAACGCACCGCATCGTTGGGCGTGAACACCACAGAACGTGTCTCATCCACAAACACCTCCGAGATACCCCTTGCGAACCACACGGCCATCAGGACGAATCTCGTTTGGCGACGGCGGATCACATCCGTAAACACCCCCGAGATAGCCCTTGCGAACTATGCGACCATCAGGACGAATCTCGTCTGGTGACGGCGGATCGCATCCGCAAACACCTCCCAGATACCCCTCGATCACATGAGACGCCTTCTCCTTGCGGAACTTCTCCAGCATCCCCGCGACGTTGCCCGGGTTCCAACCCCGCCCACACCAGTCGTGCACGAGGGCGCGCCACCGCCCTACATCCTCCTCTCTCTCACCAATGGCCTCTACAACTTCCTTGTACCAGGCGCGAGGTGGGTATCTGTAAGCAGCACTACGAAACGCTTGTATAGCCGGATGCTTGGTCAGAACGCTCTTCTTCTTCTTTAGCTTCTCGGTTTTTCTTACCCTCTCGGTCTTCTCTAGCTTCTCGATCTTCTCTACTTCTCCCCCTGCTGGAGCTTTCTTACGAGAAGCTTGAGGTAAAGCTTCTACTTTAGCTAAAGAATCAGCAGGGGGAGAACCCGGCGAAGCCGGACCTTCTCTCTCTGTAGTAATCTCTGTAGTAGTCTCTGTAAGAGGACTTGGTGAAATCAACCAAGAGGACTTGGTTCTTTCGCCCAAGAGGTCTTGGTCCTTTCGGTCAAAACCATTGGTCTCATCTGGTTCACCTTCACGATCTGATTGACCCCCATCTGAGTACAGCGATCTGACGACGTTCTCCCAAGCGGCCAGGAATGGCTCGGGCAGGATGCGGATATGAGTTGTGGGGACGCCCGCAAACTTGTACACTTTGGTTTCGATGAGGTTGAGCTCCGTTAGAAGCTTGAGGGCGCGCCGAGCTCGCTGGTCACTGATACGACACTCTTCGTACCAATCGGTGCGCTTCTTGGCTATCCATTGGTAGCCGTCTCTTTCTACGCGCAGCTTGCTTCCCCCACGCTTATCCGGCAGGTGCCAGAACACGATTTGGCTCAACATCAGGCCGGCTATTAGGTCACCGCCGGCCATGTCCACATAGGCCTTCTTGAAGTCAATGGTATCTTTGCTGACGGCTTCCCACTGCAAGAACTCTCTCATTGTTACCATTGTCCCCCTCGCTTTCCTGCTAAGCCCTTCGGCGACTCTATGCCCCTTGTTCTAAGAGCAAACTGCTGGTCCCTAAGCCCTTTGGGGGCAAACCCCCTACGTAAAGGTTGGCCTCATATTACCCTCCTTGCCTGTCTGAGCAGTCTTTCTACATCGTCCTTGTTTGCGTGAGTGGCCAGAATCAGATCATCGATCTTGGCGCAGCACTCCAGCAACCGGCAGTCAGGGAGTTCCTTGGCCAATCTCACCCCCTGCTCACCTGCGCCCGGGTCTACAACCAGCGTTACTTGCTCTGCCCGCCGGAGCTCTTTGATGCAGCTTCGCGGTGGTCTGATACCAGGCAGCCCGACCATTGGCAGTTCTTCGTCACGTAGAGTGCTCCAGGTCACCATGGCCTTTATCTCGCCTTCCACGCAGTAAACGTGCCCCTCTAGTGGTATCTCGGGGTTGCAGAGGAATAGCGCCGCAGGGACATGGGCCACCTCGTAGCGGTACTTCCCCACGCCGCGAGGCGGGTCTTTGAGGCGATGCTTGACGTTGCGGAGTCCGCCAGGGGCCAGCAATGGGATGGTGGCCGTGGGCCAGGATTGCCATTGGCCATCAACGGGGATATCTGCGCTGCCGGCCCCAAGTTTCCAGAAGTCTTGGAGACTATCGGGGACGCCTCGACGACGCCACCAGCGACGATCCTCTACTGTCATCTGCCGGTGATAATCCAGCCAAAAGTTTTCTAGAAGGGCCAGCGCCCGCTCTGCTTCTCGCTTGCGACGTAACTCGACTTCCTGCTGCTGCCGACGCCAGCGCTCTAGGTCTTCATCGTCGGGTCGGTTACTGCCAAACTGGTCTGGGAAGGCTATAAGCCCACATTGCCGGCACCAAGCCCGGGGCTTCCCATCGGTGAACATACGAAAGCGGTCCGGCCACTCTCCGTCGGCATGGGGTGTGCCGCCGCATTGCGGGCATGTGCTGGACCACTCCAGACGGCCCGGTACTTTCTGGACGTACTGGACCGATCCCTCTAGGATTCTCCACTCTGGCGGTAGGGATGACTTGCGCATTGTTGTTGTTCCTGCTGATCCCCGCCGAACTTCGCGCTGTGTTCGTGTAAGATGTGTACGTCAATCTTGTCGGTCTTTTCTAGCCATTGGTACCACTGGAGCAGGAACAGACCCAAGAGCCCGGGGTCTACTTTCTGCTCCTCGAAGCAGATGTAGAAGCGAGGTATCTCAATCCGATAGCTTGGCATTCTCACATCGTTTGCATAGACGTCTTATGCTCCCCCCGCGTGGGGTTCTGTTCAGGCGTCCTATGACGAATCGGTGTGGCTCTCTTGATACAATCCAGGTATCCTCGTCGTACTGTTTCTCGCCACACAGCGGGGAAACGCTGCCGTCTTCGGCAACCGCTGCTAAGTGATAGATGTTGGCCCTAGGACCCAGAAGGATAGTCTTCATAAGTTACCTCCGTGATTGGCACAGCCTGTCTGCGCTCCACCAGCGGTATAAGTTGTACTCGCTCATAATGTAGGCGGCGGTTTCAGCTGCCTCGCTCGGCTCTTTACGGAGCTCCAAGTCGCTATCTCTCCCCATCTTTTCCCTGGCCCATTTCCAACTGTCCGGGTGCCACTGGTAAAGACCCACTGCTAGGCCCGCGTCTCCAACCGCTTCTGCGTCAAACGAGGACTCGTATCTCGCAACGCATTGCAAGTAGTCTGCCGAAATGTCGTATTTGGCAGCGGCTAGGTAGATGGCCACAAGTATCTCGATCATTGCAGGCGCTCGCATATTTCTGCTACGTGACAGTAGTTGCCCTCGCAACGGGCGCACTTGCCCGGACGCATCTCGATGTAGGCCCCCTGTATATTGTTTTGCTTTGCGTAAAGCACCGCCTCTTGTTCAGTCTCAAAGTGCGCTCTCACGGCCGATTGCCTTCCTCTCTTCATAACCGCATACTCTGTTGGTTTTTCCCACCTTTCCTCGGGTGTACACATGGGCAGCTCTTCGTCGGCCAGTTTTTCGGCGTCGCGGTGAAGCCGGAACCGCTCCAGGATGTACTCTTGGCAGCGCTCTTGGCTCCACATTTCGATGGGGATTATAGCCAGCTGGCATGGTGGATAGGTGGTATCGTACTGTGCTTTCTTGCTGTTCCAGTCTCGCAAAAACGCCACTACTTCTAGTCTATCAACGCGCAGCCCGTTGCGTCGCGCAAGTTCGGCATACAGGTTTACTTGTGGTTCCCAGTCGTCCTGACCATAGATGACGCTCCAGACCGACGTATACTTCCAGTCGGAGAGGACCCCGTTCTTTAGCCGGTCTATGTTTCCGGTTAGCAGGTAAGAACCTAGCTTGAGGTTTTGGGTGAAGTCCGCCCATAGGAACAGTTCGGAATGTGCATCGTCTTCATACTCTTGTAGGACTTTGTGAAGTGCTGTTCCTGCGAGCATCCAGAGCATCTCGGAAACGTCTAGCTCGTAGTCGTGGCGTTCTTGTAGTATGCGAATGCGCGGCGGCAGAATGAGCTGGGTCACCGAGATACCACCGGTCTTGGTGCGATGTTGATTGTCTTCGGCAGCTCTGACTATGGGCTCTGGTAAGCCGTGCTTGTTAGTAATGATCGGAGGCATTGCTCTCCTTTGTCTATTGCCGTGTCCTTACCGGGGCACGGCTCGCACTCTGATCCATCTTTCCGCTCTTTCCGGATAGCGTTGATGACAATCGTTGCAGACTTTACTCTGTTCGTCGTAGCCTTCTTCGCAACGCCGGACCAGGATGCCGCAGATGGGACATGTTTCCTCTTCAAGAATGCCCTGAACTTGGGCGCGGGTGATCCCATATTTACGAGCCAGCATGTCGATTGGGATACTGGGCTCAGTTCGGTAATCTCGCAATACGGATTGATAGATGGTCGTTTGCATAGCTTCTCTGCATACATCTATTGGCCGAGGCGTGTGCATAAGATACGTCCTCGGGTCACGGTGCTCCTGTGGCTTGGCTTCACGCCTCGGCCATGTCGCCGGCGGTGGTCAGGGAGTCCCTCCTTTCGTGATCTGTAGGCCGCCGGCTAATGGCGGTTCCGGTAGCGAGCCGGTATCATCCTCTGCACCGCCAGGCGCTTGTACGCTCCCGTGATATTTCGCTGGCGTTGCTGTCTACTGGGTGGCTGTGTATCACCTCACGGCGTCTGACGTCGCCGTCCACGATGTGAAACGTTATCCGACCCGAGAACGGCTCCTCGGGGTAGTCGCGTTCCAAGAGCACCTCCAGCAAACGCTGCACTACGCGCCATGAGAGGATGCCCTCATCGTCAGCTTGATAGCATCGCCTAGCGATGGCGCGCCTCCGACTCAACGTGTCAGCCGATCCAGTTCCGCCTGGCCTTCGTTTGTGTGTAGGTGGCCGTTGGCACGGAGCCGGCGATAAGTCTGTTGTAAGCTCTCGCCGCGTAGAGCCCGACGCTCCATCTCTTGCAGGTACTCCACGAGCTCAGCCACCTGCACGCCACTTAGCGAGAAGCGGCCTGCGTCACCGAACTCGGCCAGGTGTTTCAGCATGGAACGGACAATCAGTGGCCGCTGCATATTGTCATCCATCCTTGTGCAACAGTTCCTGCCGCTCATACGCCTCTGCAATGCGCGCAACACGCATGACATCATCGGGGTCAAAGCGTCGCCAATGGTCGTCATCAGGGTCAAACAACCACCAATGCTCGCAGCCTGGTGCATCCTCGTCGTAGTAATCGCCTTGCTTCCCACACCAGCCATCTGCTGAGCACCAGTATACACAGGTGCCACAACACGGGCCGTAGTCCTCGAGCCACTGCTCATTGAGTGGCTTATACTCACGGCTCGCCAGCCAGGACATGACGACCATGCCCAGCATGAACCCGCCAAACACAAGTGCGATCTCAAGAAGCATCGGTCGTGTTCCTGTCAAGCCTGATCTGGTGCAGGCCGGTCTCATGATCGAATGCTTGCTCTCGTAGGGCTTTTCGTAGCCGCTCGTTCTCGGCTCGCAGCGTCTCTATGTCGTTCTGAGCATTGGTTAGATCAATATTGCGCTGACCTAGTTGCCGTAGGGCATTATCAGGGCCAAGTAGTTGCCAATGCTCGCAGTAGCATTGATCTGCATCGCAACAGTGCATGGCTCGCTTCTCACACCAGCCGTCTTCCGAGGACCAATATGTACACGACCAACAGACCGCGCCGTATCCGTCAAGTAGCCGCTCGCCAAACTGCTTGCACAACTGACGGTACTTCGTCAGCTCCGTCTCCAACGAGTCTACATACATCCGCGACTCCGCCTCCCCATGGTCAAGCACCTCGACCTCCTCTTGGAGGCGGTCTACTTCCTCCGCCAGGTCTACAATGCAACGCCAAGTCTCGACTCGCGCCCACTTGCTATCATTCAGCATCTCTCTAGTGCGCTCGATCACCTTGGCCCACCGCTTCAGTACCTTATTGTTCATGCTACCCCCTCCATACCACCCCACCGCCGCCAAGCCATACGCCCTCTAGTCTGGCCCTCGGCGCATTGCGCCTAACCCGCCTGACGGCGTTGCCGTCGGCTGTCCCCGTCGCGGGCGGTAGAGTGGCCAACTCACTGTTTGCTGCGGGACTATCCACTGGATGTCCGGTATGTGTATCACCCCCTCTGCGTGGGTTGCGCCCTACCAACGGTTCTCCCTTCCCACCGCGCCGCCGCCTAGACTGATCGTCCGGGTCTGCGCGCTGCCCGTCGCGGGCGGCGCAGTGGTGAAAGCTAGTTACGCACTTTGTGGCCCGCTCAGTGCCACAGAGATCTCGTACACAGCAGCATGGATCAGGTCGACTCTGGACGAACATCGGCCCAGGATTGCATCGATCTCGTACACGTCGTGCAGCATCCGCGATGGGTCACCCCAGTCCGGTTCCGCTGGCGCTGGATCGGGGCTAGAGATGCCAATACGGCGCTGCAACTCTTCGAGTTGCTTCTCAAGCCTCTGGGCGCTTCCCAGCAATGTGGGCACTTCAACTTCCTGTGACATTCTGCTCCCCCTTCGTCTTCTGACCGCGTGTTCCTATACCAAAGAACCGGTCAACTGCTCCCACGTGCCTGCGGAAGCGCTGTACATCTACGTGGTCCAGCAGCGCATCCGCGTTTGCAAAACCGTAGCGCTCCATATAGCGCCGCAGGTGGACACCATACCGCCTCGGGAACTTGTACGCGCAACCAATCGCGGCCTCGGCGTCTAACAGCCGCGTCTGCAACGCCTCACATTCGGTACGCAACTTCGGCTCGCGCTCCCATGCGTCGATAGCCTCCGGCATGGCGCTAGACCAATCGCAACAATCACGCGACAGCCGTTCATAGTGGTCTCGGAGGTGGTCGGCCAAGTCAGCGCGTGTCGCCTGCGCTAATACTTCGTCTCTCATTTCCTACTCCTTATCGTATATCTGCATGTCAGTCTCCTATACTGCGCTGACCCCCGCTGGGCTAATGGCGCTCCCCGACCATTAGCCCAGCGGTTTGTAATACCGCCTCGGTCGAGCCAAGCCTCGGCGGTCATATGGTCCTATTGTCTCATACCATTTCTCCGCGGAGCACTTTGCACACCTGATCTACAATACTGTCTGCGATCTCAAAGATATCGTCGTCTGACAGGCCCCAGTTCTTGCTTGGGCAGGTGTGTCCCTCAAACTTGTCATAGTCCTCCAGCGCTGCCCCCAACTCGGCTAGGTTGCGGATGACCGGCGTCACCAGCGTCTTTCCGCAGTCCGGGCAGACTTTCTTCAGTACCCAGCCCTCTGGTTCTATAATGTCCCCTCCCTGCCAATAAATGGTCAGGCCGTCGATGGTTATGGACCCCTCGTTTACGTCGATGCTGTCGGGCTCCCTGTCAAAAGCATACTTAGCCTCGATGGTAAGCCGGTCGCGCCAATATTCTCCTTTGTCTTTCCGTTCCAATCGCTTCTTGTTGAACTGCTCCGACGCTTCTGCCTGAATACTTTTGTACATTTCCCCTCCTTACGGGTGTCCAGTGATTTGTCGGGCCACATCCGCACAAGCCCGTCCGAAAGCTACCTCGCCACGGATGGCAGGGTTGTCCTCGTCCTTATTTGGATTGCGCTTGGCAAAGCCCAACCCCTTCTTACCGTCGTACTCTATCTCGCAGAAAGCGAAGTTGCCCCTCTGCTTCCACGTGACCACCTTGGCGTCTCTCCTAATCTTTTTCTTTATCTCCTTCCAAGCGTCCATACGCCCCTCCCAGGCTGTTTGCGACAACCACGCTCTAGTCGTGCATCGCCTACCTCTCGATCGGCTGCCCGCCTAACATGTCTGACTCGTGCCCCTGCGAGAGCTCCACCTCTCCTGTTCTGAAAAAGAACTCCGGTTGGACTCCACACGCATCGGCCAGCACGATGATGTAGCGGCTGTTGGGCGCGTCGCGGCCGTGCTCCCAGTTGCTCACCGTCCCCGGCGCAACACCCACGCGCTCGGCCAGCAGGCGCTGCGACAACCCGGCCAGGTTGCGTGCCATGCGAATGCGCTGTCCGAGACCACCGCTCACAGTCCCTCCTGTGCAGTCATTGCCAAGACCCGCATAACGTTGGCAGCCTCCTGGATGGCTAACTTACTGGGTACAAGAACCTTTTTGCTCTCCTCCCAGGCCGGTTCTGACGCCCACGCAATCAAGGCCGAGGCCATGGGGCCAGTCATTTCCTTGCTGCTCTCGTTGCCGGTGAGGTAGCCCAGCAACATATGTCGTTTAGCCTCAGCCTCGGGATCGTCTGGGAAGAGGTTTTTTAGCACCATCCGTACCGTCTGTTTCTGTTTCTCGGTAGCTTCTCGCTGATAGCCGTGTAGGGCCTGAATAGCGATTTCTCTCTTTAGCGTCTCGGGCGTCCAGGGTCGAATGTTTGGATCGCCTCTCTCACGTCGGACGGCGGCCCTTTGTTCCTCCTCACTTTGCTCCTCTTCTACTTCGGGCTCTTCACTTCTGGCTGGACCATCTGCTTGGTTCCACGACGCACCTGGTAAAGCCCAAGACGGTAGCTTGGGTGTGGATTTGAGTTGTTTGGTATTTTGGTCATACGGGACCCAGGTCTTGGGCAGATAGTAGAGATAACGGCCGATGCCAAACTGGACTCCGCAACGTTTGATGGCATCGGAGACGGCGGCCTTATAACCCGCTCGGCTCTTGTGTCCCTCTCCCACGTCCGAGCGCGTAGTACCCTGCACGGTCAGTGTCCCCCGAACCGTGATTAGAACGTCCTTCCGCCCCGCGCTGTTTACCTCCTCTGTCTCAGAGATTGGTTCCCACTGGAAAGACCAGTCCATACCAACCACCTCGTCCAGGCGGCGCTGTACATCCCGGGGGTCGATATAGGCCACCGCCAAGGCTCGTTGCCCATCCTTAGTGACACTTTGTGGTAGCCACTGGATGGTCTTCTCGGGAAACGGCTCGGCCAGCCGCCTCAAGACATCCTTCATTGTTTGCTCCCTCCAGCTCGGTGACCCGGCGAATCAGCCCGACGATGATCCGGCCTTGTCTCTTACTAGCCTTCTCTAGTTGTCTTATCCTGCTCGCCAGCCACTCCATCTCCTCTCCGCTCATGGTTCCCTCCTTCTACTAATCCTATGTTCAGCGCCAGCCATATCGTACTATCGACCCACGACCTAACTTCAGCGGTCATGACAGCTGTGAAGTTAGGTATTAGCATTGCAAGCGCCTCATAAAGGCCCGCCTTCATGATAAAGAGCATTCCTTGTTGCTCTGGCGTAAGCTTTGGCAAATCCGGGTGTTCCTCGTATTCGAACCCCAGCCGACATAGTTCTAGGGCAAAGTACCCCGGATGTCCTTTGGCCCCCTTTAGATGATATTCCAGCAGGTCCGCAGTTTCGGGGTTCTGCGCCCTTAGGGCCTTCAAATACTCCTCGATCTCATTCTCATGTGGCTGGCTCATCTGACTCTCTCCACAGCCCCTGTCGGCTTGCTTCTCTGCGGATACACTCTCGAATCATCTGAGAGAAGTTGCGATGCTCTCGGGCAGCTAGAACCCCCAGAGCCTTGTGGTCAGCTTCCGACAACCGAAACGTTTGCGCCTTGCTTTTGACCGCCCTCTCGGAAACCTGCATAGCGTCCCCTCCCAACCTTCGCCTTACGCACTTTGTAACACCGACTGACAACGGCAGCCAAAAAAACTCTCGCCTGTGTCGCTCGCTTGCGGACATTGTAACATACACTTTCAGAAAAGTCAAGGGCTTCTCGGCGGCTGCCTTGCCAAGTTGTGTGACTTTGTGGTATAATCTCCGTGAGATACAGAAAGAGAGATCGTCCCACGGCATTCGGCAACTGGCTGCTTGGCCACATGGACAGGCTGGACCTGAATATGAGCGAACTCGGCGAGCAACTGGGGATCGCTCATACGGCTGTGCGTCGCTGGATATACGACGGCGGAGCGCCTAGTCTGAAGAACATAGATCGGTTAGCCAAGCTGTTCGGGATCAGGCGTGAAGACGTGTTTCACGCTCTTGGGTGGCTAAAGCACGAATCAGAATACAGCGAGAACGAGATTCGCCTTTTGAATCTAATCCGGGGCATGAAACCAGAGGTTCAGGAGGCTGCTGAGGAATATCTTCGCAGTCTGCAAGGGCTTCTAACGCAGCTAGAAAGTGAGGACACGTCCGACACAGAGGATGTAACTGATGAATGAGATCGGTGAGTGACATGAGCTGCCCCCTGGAATGTTTAGAACATCCGTTCTACTCCCAGTATATCACGACACGCTGATAAGTCAAGGCCATTCTATCAGAGTCGCTCGAGTTTGTAAAGGTTCTGTAACCTGGAATGGTCGATCATAACAGCCCCGAATCTTACGGGGGCACCAAACAGAAGATACTGGTTTACGTGGCGGTGGCCCTACTCATCCTGGGCATCATATGGATTGCGCAGGGGTCTCTGAGTTGGGTAGACGCCCTGGGGGTCGCCGTGCTGACGTCCTTTGGCTACTTCCTGCGCGACACGGGGCTTATAGGGCCGCGATAGTCCACACGATTCGGGCCGCAAAAGATTTCTACTCTTTTGCCTCGAAGTCCTGTGTAATGCCCTTCCGCTGCTGTCTAGAGGCGACCGAGGGTCCACACGATTGGAAATCGTGTAGGCGAAAAGCCTCGCGGGTTCAAATCCCGCCCTCTCCGCTAGCGATAGAACAGTAGAAAAGGGCGTAGTACACCCCGATCAGTGGAGAGGAGGCGCCCTTCTCTATGTCTTCAAACTCGCCAACAGTCCACACGATAGTACGACTTTTTCTGCTGGATCGGCAGGCCCGGGGACTGTCTCCCTACACCATACGCTGGTACAAGCAGCAACTGGCTCATCTCGCCCGGTTCGTCGGCGAGACACCTATGAATCGCGTCAGCCCCGAGCATCTGCGGAGATTCTTAGTGGACTTTGCCCAATCTCACAACCCCGGGGGAGTCCACGGGGCGTATCGGGCGACCAGAGCGCTCTTTCGCTGGTGTGCCGAGGAGTATGGCATCGAGGACCCCACTCGAAAGGTATCAGCGCCCAGGGTTCCTGATGAACCGCTGGAGCCCGTTCCTCTGGAAACGGTGAAGGCCCTGCTGAAAACCTGTGATGTGGACTTTGTGGGAGATCGAGACCGAGCCATCCTCTTGACTCTGTTGGATACTGGCTTGCGGCGTGGTGAGCTTCTGGACCTTGACGTGGATGACGTAGACTTGGAGGGTGGCGTCATTCGCGTCCGGGGCAAGGGCGGCAAGTGGCGGTCGGTCTTCGTTGGCAATATCACCACGGCGGCCATCCTGCGCTGGCTTGGACACCGAGAGCTCGAAGGCCCCCTGTGGTTAGACAACCGGGGGAAACGCCTCTCTTATGACGCTCTACGGGGGATGCTCAGACGGCGGGCCAAGAGAGCCGGTGTGCAACCGCCAACTCCCCATATGTTCCGTCGAGCTTTTGCTCTGGCCGTACTCAGGAACGGCGGCGATCTCATATCCCTACAACGCCTTTTGGGCCACTCCTCACTGGCTGTCTTGGAGCGATATCTCAAGCAAGTAGATGACGACCTACGGACGATTCACCAACGCGCTAGACCAGTGGACAGCGCCCTGAAATAACCCGCCCCCGGCGGGCAACCGGGGGCGGGGATAACGAGCCGACGGGAGGGGCATCGGCCCGCTATCAGCTAGATTGGGTTTTTAGGATCAAGGGTCTTCTCGTAGTACTGAATGTTGTGCGGTGACAGCAGCAACGGTATACCGTCTTTGACAATGACTGCCCCTCGCTTCATGACGGGTCTGGTGCTGTGCTCACGGTTGCAGTAGTCTACTCGCTTAGGGTCGAGACAACACCCCGCGTCAATAGCCCAGAAGTGGTCCGATACATCCCTGGCCAAGCCCCAGTCATGGCCATGCCCAGCGATGATGTGACACAGGAACTTGGAACACAGCTTCTGTGGTATCAGCGCGGCGTGGACGCTGGTATTCTTGGGGTGCTCGACGCGGAACTTTTCCCCGCCGCTGATTACCTCGAACCAGTGTAAACTGGTCATCTGCACCTTGGGTGATTCGAGGAATAGCTTCATCGACTCGTCCACGGGCAGAAGCCAGTTCAGCTTTCGAGACAACCGTACCTCGTGGTTGCCGGGGCTGAATATCACCCGGTCGAAGTTAGCCAGCGCGGAGAGGAGCTTGCGAGTGGTCTTCAGTTCATCTCTGATATCATAATCTTCGCTCCGTCGAAAATGCGAAAAGGCGTCGAACTCTACCAAGTCCCCACCGATTCCCACGGAGTCAATGCCCATGTCCAGAGCCAACTCCATGACCCGATTGATCCAGTCGGCATCCTGGAGCGGTGAGTGAATGTCAAACAGCAGCAGGAAGTCGCCCTGAACGGTAAGTTGCTGTAGCGGTGGAACCGGAGATTGGGGGACTTTGGCGCGGATCTTGTGTCTGGCGATGTATCTCTGAATGGCTTTCTGGGTCCGACGGATTCCCTCTTGGCGAAAGTGCTCCGCTATCTCTGCCGAGTCCAGGTGCTTTTCCTCAACCAGAACGCGCAGGAGGGCATCTTCTGCCGGTGACCACTTAGTCACGATCCCCTCCCTACACGCTCTTCAGATTCCGCTCCAATCGATACGCCACTCCGTTCTGTTGATTCACCAGCCTCTTTAGACGCTTTCTGGCAGCTTCCGTATCCCCACGCTCTATCTCCCGGATGGCTTCCTCGATGTTCCAGCGGATGTGTACAGCAGCTGCGTCGATGCGCATGGGTGGCATAACGGGGTCTTCCTCCTGTAGGTTGTTCAGAGCATCGCGCCACCGCTTGATGGCATATACCGTGGGGATAATCCTCCCCTCTCGATACCACATCGGCCCCCACTGGGGATTGTCGCCTAGAATCCAAAGGGCCAGACCGGTGACGTTTTCGGTCAGCAGTCGGTCGAACCAGGCGATGAGGCTAGATTCGGCCCACTCAGGCATGTTGTCCTTGTTGGGGAACCCGGCCTCGGTGATCCACACCGGCTTCGGAGGGCGATACAGGTTGTAACGACTAAACCGGAGCCCGTACCATCCCTCTCGATAGGCTTCCCTCGTCTCGTGAATGTAGATGTGATCGTAGTATTCGTCCGCGATCTCTATGGAGTAGCGACAGGGAGACTCGTGAAACGCCCTGGTTCGCTGCTCCGCGGTGAGGTTCTCGGCGCAGCCAGAAGGACCGTGGAAATAGTAGTAGCCCCTGGCATCGCCCGGGAACCACACGTCGCGGTTGCCGGGCGTTAGGGGGGTGAGGCCGATCAGCCAAGATGGGTCGTGGCGCTTGAGTTGGGAATAAGCGGCTACGAAACAATCCTCAAAGCGCTTCATATCCTCAAGCTGGTCGCCAAAGCCCTCCCACTGAGCCCACCGGGGCATGTTGGGTTCGTTGAACACCTGGAGGTGTTTCTGTCCCTCTGGCAGTGTGCGCCACTCGTCTATGCAACTTTTGCAGAAGTCGATATACTCCTGGAGGACCGGCCCGGTAACTTCTCTCGGAGAAAAGTAGGGCCGGATGATAAAGTGACAGGCGGGATTGACTCCCAGGATGCGTTTCCCGTCCTCGGGGCTGATGCCCTCTTTGGGTAACAGCACTACCACGCCCGGAGGCACGGTTCGCAATATTTCCCAGTCCAGGTCGGTAACCGGCTTCTTATTACCCAGATGCCATCCGATCTTCATGTCTCTCCATCTCGTAGAGCTGGGGGATGACCTTCTCTACCAAGCGCTCTCTGGCAGCCTGGAGCAGTTTGATCTCCAGGACTTCCAGAACGCGCTCTATCTCACGGACTGCTTCCTCACAGTGCCAGCGGGCGGTCTTGATGCGATCTTCCACTTTGTCCTCCAGTTGCACGCGCCAGCTTGTCCAGGTATCGCCGGGACAGCGTGTTCGAGCTGCATGGGCCTCCTTGTGGCCAATGATCTTCAGGGGACCATACATTCGGGAGAGTTCGATGATGAGCTCTCCGGCCGCTTCCAGTTGCGCTGGTGCCGGCGGTTCGTTAGTGAAATCCCCCACGAGACATATTCCGATGCCGGTGAGGTTGGCGTTGTCGGGACAGTTGGGGCCATGAACGGCGGCACAGCCGGCGTGCCAACTGATAGCGTCCCAGTCGTTGGTCTGGTAGACCATACCGTCGGGGTATATCAGAGCATGATAAGCGATAGCAGGGTACTTCTTGACGTTTACATGATAGTCGGCGATGATGTAGGGGCTGACCCGGGGGGATGTTGCGGAGTGGTGTATGATAGCGTAGTAGGGCGGCCAGTAACGTTTGGAGTACTCGCCGCTGTGGGGCAGCTTGTCTATCAGGTCTACTATTTGCATCTTGTCAAGCCGGACTGTTTCCCGTGATGGGTGATCGCGTCTCGGGTGGTGATATGCATGTGTGCTCCCTTACCAACCCCAGGCGTGAATGGTGTAGTTCCTTACCGTACTGTAACCGTTCTGCACTTTTATCGCGGAATCCTCCCTGTACACATTTATCTTATTTGCGGTGTCTTTCGTGATGCTAAAATGCGCGGTACTACCGGAGATGATAACTTGTGCAAAAGCATCCACGCGAAATAGTGCAGAATGGCCAGCGGTGCTAGATGCAACGTATACCAAGCCATATCTAAGCGGTAGCGTTATAACCTCTCCCGCTGCATGTGCCGCATTGGTGATTTGTGACACAAACTGCCCAGTAGCAGAGGACGCCAGGCTGGTATTACCAATCACGATGCCACCAGAAACTTTGATATCGCCCGTCTCCGCCCCTGTCGCTGTGCCGACGTTCAGGCCGCCCTCTATCGTCGCGTCCTCATCGACGTGCAGAGAGGCGAGTATCTGTCGCAAGTGTCCTTTTATGTTGCGCCAGTTCATACGTCGTGCTCCTCTTTGACGCCGAGGATGTACTCCACCACGCCGGCCGCCGCCGCGTAGCCGCTCACAATGCCCCCAGCGTCCAGCAGCGGCAGTTCGTCCAGGTACACACTATCCCCGGCGGCCAGGTTGACCCGCAGAACGTGGGTACCGTTCACCAGCAAGTAACTCATACGCGCCGTCGAGTCGGTGTTCACGAGCGACGCAGAGCGCCAGGTCGCTCGACAGCCAACGGGGACGGTGTACAGTGTTCCCTCAGTACTGGGCAGTGCGCCCTCAATGCAGCGGTGGATAGTTTTCACTTAGCCTCCTCACTCGGGGCCAATAGCAAGCCAGTGCATATACAGGTCAAGTGTGCCCGATGTGCTGGCGCGCTTGCCGTAAATCGTTACACCGGTGGTCGATGCGTTGGTCAGTTCGATGTGAACTGCTTCGAGTGTGCTTTGGGACAGATCAGTGAATAGGGAATAGAATAGCAGGGGGCGACCGGAGAATGTTACGCCATAGCCAATGACTACCGTTGCGAGGTTCTGTGTATCGCTGAAGTGTATCTGTATGCGACCACCAACCATCCGCACAGCGCCAGGCATATAGGTAGTGGTTCCCGTAACGTCCCAGTTAGTAGCATCCCCTCCCTGCCGTCGATAAAACTGCGGGACCCGGTTGCCCACCTTGGTATCATCCACGATGTCGCTACACAGATGCGCAGCGTTCACTGCGGCAGTGGCAATCTTGCTACTACTTACCGCGTTAGAGGCAAGTTTCGTAGAGGTAACAGCGCCCGTGGCAATCTTGGCTTCTGTCACGGATCCACCCACAATCTTGGCGCTGGTGACGGCACCGTCAGCAATCTTGGTGATAGTCACTGCTTCATTGGCAATCTTGCTTTCGGTAACAGCACCGTCCTTGATCTTGGCTGTCTCTACTACGTTAGAAGCCAACTGTGTTGCAGCAGACACACCACCTGTGGCAATCTTGCCGGCAGTAACGGCACCAGAACCAAGTTTTGTGGAGGTAACAGCGCCATTGGCGATCTTGGCCTCGGTTACAATACCGTCAGCAAGTTGCGTCGCCGCACTCACCCCGCCTGTGCCGATCTTGCCGGCGGTCACCGCGCCGGAACCAAGTTTCGTGGAGGTAACAGCGCCAGAGGCAATCTTAGTATTGGTAACCGCACCGTCGGCGATCTTGCCTTCCGTTACAGCGCCGGTACTGATCTTGGTCTCTGTCACTGCGCCAGTGGCAATCTTGGCTTCTGTGACGTTCAGATCTTTGATCTTTGCTGTCTCGACTACATTCGAAGCAAGTTGCGCGGCGGCTGACACACCACCTGTGGCAATCTTGCCGGCAGTAACGGCACCAGAGCTAAGTTTGGCGGAAGTGATGGCACCAGCGCTGATCTTGGCCTCTGTTACTGCTCCATCGGCAATGGCCGCCGATGGGAACGGTGCATCGTAGTCGTCTACCTTGTCCGCGTTGAGATTTGTTACCTTCGTAGTGCTGGCAATGGAGAAGGGGGCCGTACCCGTGGCCACAGAGGAGACGATCTGCTTGCCAAAGTTCAGCGCTTCCTTGACAATGCCCAAGACCGTCTCGCCGGCAGCATTGCGGAATCTGGCAATGAGGGAGTTCACCGTGTCCAGGTTCTGAACGTCCAAGACGTACTCGACGGAATCGTTGTTCTTGAGCTTCACCGGCTCGCCGCTCGTTCCGTCCAGCACGTCAGTTATCTGATTGACGTGTTCTGCTTCTACCGTGTCGCCGGTACTAGGCTTTATGTAGGCCATCTTGATCCTTTATGCGTAGGCAATCTCACCATACTTATCGGTGCCGTATGCACCTGTTTCGTACTGTTCCGGTCTATCCGGGGGCTCAAAGGTAGCCATCTGTATGGTCGCCAGTATCTCGGGGGGCTCATCTCCGTACTGGGCGGATTCCTGTTCCCCAACGGGGGCAAGGACCAGCACCCACCGCTCGTTCCCCAGGGGGTCCGTGAGCTTCACGGGCTCCCCGGCCTGGGCATAGGATTCCAGGTCCTGGAGTATTTCGGCACCGCTGCGACGTTCCAGGCCTGCGTAGGTGGGCAGGTTGTCACAGCAACGTACCGTAGCTGAGATGACCTTGACGGTCTGGGGTCTCTCAGCACCCCGGACCACCACACTGCGCAAACGAAACGGCAGTGTGTCCGAGGGCATGGTGTAGTCCAGCCTGAGCTCGATGCGGCTGCCGTGGGTGTCGTGGGGTAGGGCGATAACATCCCTGGGGGAACGATCCGCCCTTCCTGCATATCTCCAAGTTCCGCCGTCTATCCGGTAGTACACATCAACGTAGCGAGCTTCGGTGAGGTAGTCGCCTTCGATCTCGATGGACTTCCACACTTTTACCGTGATGGGGGTGAACCAGGAGTGGGCGGGGTAGTAGAGGCTCCCACTTGTCTCATAGCGGCAGTTCGAGTCCTGTATCGGGTCCTCACCGACTCGGGGAAGGATGAGGTAGCCAGCATTGTATCCTGCGCCATAGTACAACCGCGGGTTGGCATACGAGCCCGACAGATACAAAGCGCGACACTCTACAGCACCCAGGCTGACCAAAGGGTGCCATACGATGGGACCAACTTCGCCCTCAAAAGCCTTTCTGCCCGCCAGGATGTAGGAGTTACCATCCGGGTTGAGCACCGCCGCGTAGAGCCAGCGGTTATCCCCCGCCAGGGCCGTTACTCGGCCTCGGACGGGGTTCTCGTCAGTGGTCCAGGACCCAGGGGTAGCGGGTGTTACCACGAACCCGTTAGCTCCCATGTTTTGGTAGTTCAGGAGCCCCCTGATATGGGGAACCCATAGCGATCCCTGCCACCCGATCATATTGAAGCAGTTCCAAACGTTGGGGACGTGCTCCAGCTCGGGCGTCACCGTTACGGCCTGATAGTCCTGGTCGAAGATGTACAAGCCGTTCTCTTTGCCGACGTAAAGCACGCCCATCTCTACCAAGGAGGTAATACGGTGCCGAGAGTCCCCGACCGGGTAGGCGGTTGTCCAGTCGGCAGAGAGAAGAGGATCGTTCTGAACCCAGTACACAAGATTGGGTGCAGGACTACCGTTGAGTCGGTCCTTTGAGGTAGCTAAGCGCTCGGCATAGACATTGGCGGCCTGACTCCATCCCAGAGTGGGATCAGCATTGGGGGCACGCTCGTAGATGGGCTCATCGTGCCCCATGGCCACGTAAGCCCGCGCTCCGGTAGAGAACTTGGATGCTGTACCACGAAAGACAGCACAAGCGCTGGCCTCCTTGCCCGCACCGAAATCTTTGGCCTCAGTCACTACATCGTCGGCGTCCATGGCGAAGCACCGCCTTCCCGCGATGGCAAACACCATGTCGTCCATCTCAAAGAACCCGCTGACATGATGGGCGCTGTTGGGCAGCGTCAGGCTGTGCTTTTTAGGCCCCGGCAGCACCAGGTCGGGGAAGCGGCAGTCTACATTCAAGGCGTAGTGATAACGACCCCCGCTGCGTACCTGGTCGTCGCCGTATCCCCGATGGCAGGTCTTGAACACCATGGGGGCCTCGATAACGGCCGGTTGGTTGCCGTACCGTTGCTCAGTAGGCATCCGCTGGGCGATGGACGCCCCCACGTTCTCCACGCGCCAAGCCCGTTGCCCACGCCCTAGCTGCCCTTCACGGGCCAACATGTATCCGCGTATCTGTCCTTGATACTCGATGGTGAAATCATATCCGCTGGGCATGATTATCTCGCAATATCCGAGGATAGATTCCGCAATACGCTATCGGGTAGCTGCACCCTAACTTGACGCCGGGGCGAGTAGGCTCGAGTCAGGCGAGCAAACCGCTGGGCGGCTTCCATCTGGAGTTGTTTCCAACGGGTAGCGTCTCGGGCGGGGTCTCGGTGAGACAACAGACGATATACTTCCATCTCCGCCCCGGCCTTGACCCACTCCTCGGGGCAGTCCGTAGTGTCAGCGTCGTCGGTCAGCTCTTCATAAGGCCGCACCACATCCAGCATGATGGTCGTGGTGCTGGCCACAGTGGTTGGTCTGACATGCAGGGTGTACTCTCCGGCATTGTCCTGCACCCACCACCACCGGAAGGGATAAAACCGCTGTTGGTCCATTTCTCCCTCGCGCCAGTACACCCGGCGGATTTGGTGGGGGTCGCGCATCCAAGAGAAAACGAGTGGGTACTGGCGCTGTCCAGCAGCCGGGATGAGTTCCTCCCAGCCCCGCTGGTAGCATCGTCGCAGGGTGCGGTTGATACAGTGATCTATATCATCGGGGCTCAACAAAACGTGGAGCTCGTACTCGTCGTCGCCAGCAGGGGGCGTCCACTCGCGGGTAACAATGACCCTGCCGACCTCATCATCGTAGGAACCGACGCGCCTCGTTGTCCCGGCCTGGTTACCCGAACTGATTCGCACCCAGGCGGAACCGAGCTTCTGATCGCCAGCCCCTCGCCAGTCGATGAGGGAGGGGTCGGTAAAGCTCGTGGTCGTTGCGGTAACGATCTGTCCTACGTAGAGTTCGTGGAGATCACGTCCCAGGCCCTGACGGAGCTCCTTGAGGGTTGCACTCAATGGGCCTCCTATGAGAGGGGGAGACGGGCTCCCCCTCTACGATCAGTCAAGAACAGGGATAGTGTAGAACAATGGGGCCAGTAGCACCGAGGTGGCGGACAGGAAGACGCCCACCTCCTGGGTATTGCTGTCCCCGGGGTCCGTAGCAGCAATAGCACCGGCCGTGGTGGACAGGTAGGCAGTGTCGCCCGGTGTCGCATCCGACACGGAGCTGACGATGGCCACAGCCGTGACGTTGATGACATCGCCGCTGTCGCCGGCTTCCAGCGCGATGAGCTGTGCGGTGATACCGGCGTCAGCGTCGGCCTGTACCCATCCGCTGCTGTAACCTAGCAAGTCCCCCATCTCCACTGTCCCCGCCAGGGTAATGGGAAACCTTGGAGCCATCTCCGCCACAGTGCGCGGAGTATTATCGGCGTAAGCCATGTTAGTTCTCCTCTGGGAGGGGGTATGCGGCGAGGCCGTAGCGGCAAATGCCGCTATCCCCCTCCACTACGTTCAGCTGATAGCTTCGTCGGTGATGCCGTCCAGACGGGCAAGGGCCAGCGTGGAGTACAAGGCGATGCCGCAGTACCAGCGGATGCGGGTGCGCATCGCGTCCTTGGTCTCCAGTTTGTCGAATACGTCCGTCTCGATGCCGCCATTCTGAATACCTACCAGCCCATCGCCCTCGCCAAAGCGAATGGCGAAAATGCTGGAAGTATTGCCGCCTGTCGGCTCACTGTAAGCCCCGTCAACAAGCGACTCCTCTTGGGTTATGGCATCGTTGATGACGATGGGGACCTCGCCCCACATCTCCCACAAGTTCCCGTAGTCATCACGCTCCGTCTGGTAAGAACCCACGGTTCGCAGGTACTGAGTCAGACGACGGCGAATGTTACGGTTCATCATGAGGATGTCGGCTCGGCCGCCGCGGATGCAGTCCAGCAACTCATCCAGTTTGGCGATGGTCAGGGCCGCCCCGCTAGTACCGGAATCGACCATGTGTACCTGCTGATCGTCGCTTACGAGCGTGTGCACGCCGTCAAAGCCATGAGACGACGCGGCGACGCCATAGACAGCCTGGTACTCGAAGGCATGACCCATGAGCTTGGTCTTGACCTTCACCTGCGCGGCCATCTGGTCGTTGATATTCGACCGGGACCGCTGAATCAGGGTCGGTACGTCCGCGTCTCCACCGAGGGTGTACAGACTGAAAGTGGCCTGCTCGAACTGAGCAGTACTCTCGGTCCACACACCGCCTACGGGGTAGAACTGGACGCTGCCCATGTTGTCAACGTCTTCACGATTCAAGGCCAGGGCATTACCCTGGAGCTCCATGAAGGGCAGCTTCTTTAGAAGCGGCGACTCCTTGACGAGCTCCTCTATAATGCCCTTGACCAGCTTGTCCTGACACAGGACAGCACTTTGTGCAAGTGTAAGAGCCATTGTTATGTACCTCTAGGGGATAGAGGCACAGGGGCTATTTCTTTTTGAGCCTCTCTGCGAAGCCTTCGGAAATAGCCTCTATGCCGTGGACTTCCCGTCGCGTCGGGACTCCACGGCCCAGTTGGGGAACCAGCTCCTCGGCCTGTTCCGCAGTGAGTTCTTTCTGAATCGACTCCCGGAGCTCCTTCTCGAGGCGCTTGGCCTCGCGCTGTATCTGTTTCTTGGTAGCAACGGCGGACTGTGCTTGGGCCACCGCCTTGAGAAACTCGGGGAGTGACTTGAACTCATTGGCTTGCAGACGGGTCACTACCTCGGCGCGAGCCTCCTCGTCCTCAATGGTCGAGAGGGCTTGTTCTTGCGCATCGGTAAAGACCTTTTCGAGGGTCTGGGTGAGAAGCGGTTGAGCCATCTGCTGTAGCCGCTCTTGGCGACGCAGATAGCGCCCGTATTCCTCGTCGTCCATCCGTTGGAGCTTCTTCTGCTCCTCCTCCTGTTCACGACGCAGGCGTTCCTGGTGCAGTCTGCGATCAGCAAGAGACTGGGCCTGCTGATAGATGCGGGCCTGAACCCTCTTATCCTTCAGCAGTTGCTCCAGCTTCTCATCGTCTAGTTCGTCCTGTGACCCTTGCTCCTGTACCTGGCCCTCGGAAGACTCGCGGGGAGTGGTCTCTGGCGAAACATCACCCGTGGGTTGCTCCTGTGGCTCTTCCGGGTTCTGCCCGGCGGCCTCGGAAGAGGTCTCTGGGGACATCGATAACACCTCCTGGGCATGGAGCGCCCATTGCGTGGGGGGCCTTACGGCCCGAAAACTGGGAATATATGCTCATCTGCTCGTGGCAGATAAAGCCTAAAGGGGGAAACTAGCTGGTGAGAGCGGACTCGATCCAGGGGACAACGGGAGACTGATACGAGGATTCTTCAGTCTTGGGATAGTAAGTCTGGAGTTCAGGATAGGTCTCCCAATACTCCGCCTTGGCGGGGTTGACGCGAATCTGCATCATCATGCTCAGCAGTGAACCCAGCCAGTCGCCGGTCTGCATTGCGTAATACAGAGCCGCTTGTTGGGTGCTGATACCCATGGTCTGGCGGAGGGTGCTGATCCAGGACTTGGCATCGCTGATCCGCTCATACATATCGGCGTCCAGGTCTACGAAGCGCGGCACCCCGGTAGCAGGGTCTTGTAGGATGCCGATATAAGGACTGATACCGGTGTACCTCTTGTAGAGCCTTTGGACCCTTTCGGGGGCCAGCAACCCATAGGGGATCTCGGCCCCAAAGTCGGTACCCAGAACTTGGGCTTTGGCCTCTTTCATGGCCCGCTCTTTGGCCTTGTTGATCTCTTTGACCCGGTATACATCGTGCATTTCCTGATAGGTAGGGGACGATGTAACCTCATCAACGTATCTCTTAGCCAAAGGGCCGTATATCTCATTGATAGCCGTCCGCTGCTGGGGGGTCAGGCGTATGGGAACCCCCCGGACCGTAATCTCGTTGCCCGGCGGGTGAATCCCGAGCCCCAGCCGACGGACCTCCTCATTCTCATAAAGAAGCCTGCGGTTGCGCTCCGAAGAGGCGTCTAGTTCGGCATATCCAGTGCGAAGGAGTTGTGTCCCCCTGGTGCTTACGAAACGACGGACTATCGGCACCCGCTCCAGGGCTTCCGTCTTGGTCAGAGTCCGACGACGATCCTCACCCGGGGCTCTTACCGGCTCGCCGAGAGCACCCACTAACACATCCGACAGCCAGGATGCGGCACGGCCCCACTCGCCGTAGGAATCATGTAACAGAAACTCTACTTTCCTGGGCGATACCTTGAATAGCTGTCCGATGGCGATAGCCAGTTGAGATTGCTCGGGGCCGAACTGCCATTCTGGCGGGCGGGTAGTGTACTCCGCCTCGGGAACGATAGGCTGCTTTCGAAAGTCATCGTAGTTCCTGTCCAGGGCAAAAAGCCCACCCAAGAAGTGGGGCTCAGTCGCCGCTATAGGATTAGCCAGCGCGGGCACCATCCCAGCGACACCCTGTAACACCGCATCAAAGATGTTCTCCACGTAGTGGCGGTCTGAGGCGTCCATCTCTCGTAAGAGAACCTCAAACGGGGCAGAAAGGGCCTGAACGAAACCTCGCTTCGGGATGTCAATACAGACCGGATAGACCTCTTTTTCCTGGGTCGGATAGCGTGGGTCGGGCTCGCGCTCTTCCTCAGCGATTATGATGACCCAGTTATTGAGATACTCGTAGCTGGGCACCTTTGCAAAACTATCGAACTGTCGATTGTAAGCAAAAAGCAGTGTGGTGGGGATCGATGCTAGCCCTAACAACCATAAGCCCCGAGAGGGTTTTTCCCAAAGAGCTTGCACACTCTGGTAGGGGACCTGGACCATGGCGTTCATCGGCCAGAACATTCGGCCCATAAGCTTCATGACGTTGCCACCCATATCCCAGTTGAAGGTGGAACGTGCCGCCTCTGCCCCCAGTCTTACGACAGCATCGTGGTCAAGCTCCGCACCGCTCTTGAGCAGATCTCGTTCCAGTTTCTCAAAAGCAGCCAGCTTGGGCGCTGCCTCTACCGCCTGGTTGATCCTGGCAATCAATCTAGGCAAGGCTAGAACCACGTCCGCTACACTATTGAACTTGATTCGTACATGAGAGTACTTTTTATACTCGGCCCCCGGCGGCAGAGTAGTATGAAAGATGCTTCCAGCGAAAGCTCCGGCTTCGGCAGCGCGTCGGTAAGCCTCAGCTCGTTGGCGCATAAAGGCATTGGTCTGGTTGACATCGCCTCGGGTCAACGCTCCCAAGAAGCCCTTCCACCAACGAGGGTCAAAGAAGCCTGCAATCTGATGCCGCCAGAACACCTCTGGACTGTCGGAAATCATGTTCACCGCGACCCAGGCGGGGTTATACTCAGTAACGATAGCTCGCTTGATCGCCGACAGAGTGCGGAAGGCGTTTTCTATCGCACCCATGGCGTATACATCTGCCCCAGTAGCCAGTATCTCCCAAGGCTTGGGCACTACGTAGGCCTTGATATTGCCATCCTCGCGGTAGCGAATCACGCCATATTCCGGTGGAACCGACTCCCGAGCTCTCTTTACTCCCTCCTCAGTTACGATCTTTTTCAGGAGGTGAACCTCGTCGGGGCAAGCGCGTTGTAAAGCTCGAACCAAGCTCTTGGCGGCCATGTTCCGCCAGTTCCGTTGTGTGTGAATGTACAAAGCCTGGAAATATCCCTCGGCTATGTTCCTCAGAGGCCGCTCTGAGCCCTCCTCAGAAAGGGCTTTACTGAACTGCGAAGGCATATATGCTCGAGCCTGAGCCACGCCGAACCAGAACCCCAGATTCTCATACCCTTCTCGATAAAGGGGAAGATAGTGGGGATACTTCTTGAGCATGGTGTCGGCCTGAGCCCGGCTGATATACCCGGTCTCCACCGACGGGTTCATAAAGTTCTTGGCGTTGAGCGCCCAGAAATCCCTCGCCTTACGGTCAATGGTCTTGGTTTTTTCCTCTCCCCATTCAGCCTGCAACTTGGCCCGGGCATCTAGAACTTCGTCTAGAGTCATCTTGGCGGGTAGCTCGTAATCAGGGTGGGCCGTCTTTACGTCTTCGAGATGGTAAGTCAGCAGGTATGCCCAAAAGCGGAGACTCTCTTCAACCGTTTTGAAGTCCCGAAAGATGGGATCATAGTCATTGATTCGGAGAACATTGACGTGCTCCGCCACACCACTCATACGGCACAGCTCGTCATAGATGGGTATACCGGTCTCCTTCTGAAGTCGGCGGGCTGGCTCAAAGCGGTCAAAAGTGCCCTCTACCATCTTCTGCCACATATTTTTGACCACCGGGTGCCAGTCCTCCGGCAGGGGCTCCTCGATTCCCATGGCCCGGAACAGCTTCTGTAAAGAGTCCTCTTCGGGCTCCTCGGGTGGCTCCCTGGGGGGTTCTCCGGGGGGCTCCGGCGGAACAGTGGGTGGTTTGGGGGGTTTGGGCGGTTCCTGTGGACCCATGGGGATAACGGTAGGCTCGCGTCGTCCTTCCTCTGGCAACCACTCCAGGGGATAGGGAAGCCCTTCTTCCTCCAGCAGGAGCGGCGGCTTGGGCAGGGCATACGGCTCGACGTAGCGGGCCGGTTCGATGGTGACCCTGATACGAGGCTCTAACTCCGTGCCCAGATTCTTGAGCACGATGCTACCCTGGGGCGTGGCGTAGAACCCCCGCTTATCCTTGACCAGCCCGTGCTCTTTGAGGGCTTGGTACAAAGCCACGTCAGGGCCGGTGCTGGTGGTCCAGGTCTTTTTCTCCCGAGACAGCAACTCTGTCGCTATCTCGTGGTCGGCTGCCGACAGGGGCAACAAAACCTGGATTCGCTTCTTTTGCTCTTGAAGGAAAGCCCGCTCCTTACCAACGGCATCCTCTAGCCGCTCATCGATGCGCTCCAGCACGATCCCCAGAGGGTCGCCCATGCTTTGCAGAATCTTTCTGGGCAAGGGGATATCTGCAATGATGAGGTCGGCCAAATACGCTTCTTGAGCTCTTTCCGCAACATACCAGCCGGGCTCCGACTCAATAAAGCCGCGAAGTATGGGATACCTCTGGGGGGTAATCTCATATCGGGGAACCCCTTCCACCTCAGCGTCCAGTCCGGCGTCCTTTACCTTGTCCGCCAGCTCAAAGAGCGTTCCGACAAACTCCTCTCTCTCCCTTACGGCGGTAGAGGCTTCACGAATGAGGTCAGCTTTGGTCTTAGAGATGGGAGCCATCTCGGGTGCGAGGGGCTTTACGGTCAGAGTTGGCTCGGCAACGACTTTCCTGGCGTAGGCCCGAAGGAACTCCCGCACCGCTGCTGGTTGACGACGTACCGTGTCCAGGGCCTCCAATAAAGCTTCCTGTACCGGAGTCAGCACACTCTCCACACCCGGCAGTCGGGGCTCGGTCCGCTCTTTGGTCAGCCATTTGGCCACCGTCGTGTTGCTATCCTCAACGATGGTCAAAACGTTGACTACCTTAGCCAAGTCCTTGGCAATGCTCAGGCTTGGGTCTCTTTCCCCCGCAGCGATCAGAGTCTCGGCAACGGCCAGTTGTGGCGCAGCGTCCAGAACCCCCTGCTGAATGCTGGTAGGGTAACGCGCCGTGAGGGTCTTGCGAAGTTCCTCTCCCTCCGGTCCGGGAAACGCCTTGGCCAGAAGCGCGTTGGCCAAACGCTGTATCGTCTGGGGCGTGGGCTCACCCCGCTCATCCACGGCCTGTTCTCGCTGGGGGAGTTTCTTGACGAACCCCCGGACGAACTCGGGTTGTGCTCGCAGTTGTTGCTCGACGCCGGCCTCGTCTCTCTCAACGTCCAGGCTACGTACTATGTCGTCGGTCAGGTAGCGTCGGGCATCCACCCCGGCCTGATCCGCGGGAGTGTACGCCTGTACAGCCGGTACATTGGCCTCATCTACAAAGGCCTCGGGGTCTACGTCACTCACCCGATGACGTACCGCTATCGGGGCACGCCCCTCCTCTATCAAGTCTTCAGCTTTGGCTGCAAGGTCGGGGTAACGCTTCAACTCCTCCAGCAGCCGGACCTGATAGTCCTCGTAACGGTCTGGAAACTGCTCCTTGGCTAGTCTGATGGCTTCGACCCGGGCGTTCCCGGACTCTACGGCAGTGATGGGCTCACCATCGGGACTTAGGTGGTCGGCTACGATGGGAGCGCCGGTATCCAGGGTCCCCGGCTGATCTATGTCCAGACCCTTGGTCAGCTCTCGAGGCTGTAGAGTCGCAGCTATGTGAGCGATCTGTTCCCGCGAGGGCCGGTCTGCCCGACTTATGCGGGGCTGAAGGTTACGGGGGTACTCTATGTGTTCCTCACCGGTCCAAGAGTGAGAAGTGACCAGCTCATCTTCGGGAACTACATCAACGACAAACTCATAACCCTTGTTGGGATCAGGGCCGGTAGCCACAACGATGTGTGGCTCTGGGCCGAACTTTTCCTCGGGGAAGGTCTTTCGCTCTGGAACCGTGATATCTCCCAACTCCGGTACCGGTCTCTCAGCAACGGCAGGAGGTCTGCGCTCCTCTTCTGGTGGCTTTCCCAGCTCTGGCACTGGTCTCTCAGCAATGGCGGGAGGTCTACGTTCTCTCTCTCGCGGCTTTCCCAGCTCCGGTTCGGGTCTTTCTGCTACAGCGGGAGGACGTTCTGGACGAGGCCTCTCGGCTGGCTTTCCTAACTCTGGTGCTGGTCTCTCAGCGGCAGCGGGAGGTCTAGGTTCTCTTTCCAGCGGCCTTTCCAGCTCTGGTTCGGGTCTCTCAGCAGCAGCGGGAGGACGCTCCGGACGACGTTCCTCAGCGGGCCTCATGAACTTTGGTTGCCACTCTGTTGTCGCTTGCCACTCCAGTTGGAGGCGCTTAGTGCCCTCCTTGGCTGCTTCTACCTGCTCATGGCTACCAAATACTTCGAACTCGGGCAGACCTACCTCCTGCTCGGTAGAAGGTACGTAGACAGGACGTACATTTAGCCCATACTGCTTTATGCGTTCAGCATAGCGCCGTATGCGCTGTCGGGTCGCACTGTCCGTATCTGCGGGAAAGACAGCGTAACGGGCGGTTGCTATTGGTTCTTCTCTGGCTTCTCCTAACTCTGGCTGAGGTCTCTCGGCTATCGCAGGGGGACGTTCCGGGCGACGTTCCTCGGCGGGCTTTTCGAACTCTGGTTGCCACTCCAGTTGGAGACGCTTAGTGCCCTCCTTAGCTGCTTCTATCTGTTCGCGGGTGCCGCGTACTTCGAACTCAGGTGGACCCATCTTGCCCCAGGGACCCACGTCACGCCAGATAGGAAGTACATGGAGCCCATACTCCCTCATGCGTTCAGCATAGCGCCGCAAGCGTCGTCGGGTGGCACTGTTTGTATCTGCGGGAAAGACGACGTAATGCGCAGTTGCTAGCGGCTGTTCTCTGGCTTCTCCCAGCTCCGGTACCGGCCTTTCCGCTACGGCAGGAGGACGTTCTGGGCGAGGCTCCTCAGCAGGTTCTCCCAGCTCCGGTACTGGCCTTTCCGCTACGGCAGGAGGACGTTCCGGCTGCCACTCCAGTTTGAGACGTTTGGTACCTTCCTTGGCTGCTTCTATCTGTTCGCGGGTGCCGCGTACCTCGAACTCGGGCGGACCCAACTCATCCCAGATGAAACGCACCTCGAGACCGTATTGCTCCATGCGCTCACGATACCGCCGCAGGCGCTGTCGGAAGCGTCTGCGCTTGTCAGAACCGCCAGGACCGGCTGTATATGGGGGGAAGACGACGTAACGTGCAGTCACCAGTGGCTCTTCTCTCGCCTCTCCCAGCTCTGGCTCCGGCTTCTCAGAAACAGCCGGACGAGGTTCTTGAACCTCCACTTCTTCTGCTCGTGATACGGGAGAAACTGCCAGGTCAGGGTAATCAGAGAGTTTTGGCTCAGGCATACCGCCGGACTCTTTGACAGACCACTCCGCCCGCCCGCCGCGGATTCTGAAAGAGAAGGGATAGTGGCTTTCGATGTAGTTGCTGATGTCGCGTGCTTCTATTTCCGACAGGCCGAACCTATCCATAAGCCAGTCGTCCAGATCGGATTTGCGCGCCATGCGGCCTTGCTTCGCGGTAAGATACCGCCAAGCCAGGGCGTCTCTAACTATGGGTCCGAGTTCAGGGGCGGGGTGTAGTGTAGTCGGATCAAACTCTGGAACACGACCGGGTTCCACATACCCACCAGCGCCCGTACCCATGGGGAACCGACCCCGCTCTTCCATATCGCGCAGAATCTGGGCAAACTCCTCTGGGGTATATGCGCCCGGCGGGAACGGATACTCGGGCAGTCTTTTACCCATTTCCGGCTCTGTCTCCAAGGGTCTCTCGGAGGGCCTGTATTCCTCAGAGGGGCGAGTTTCTACAGCAGGTAACGGCCGACCCGTTGTAAGGTCTACTACTTGCGCATCGCGGACCGGCACATCGCCATAGACCCGGATTTCGCTTAGGGCATCGTCTCGAGGGACTACCAGAGCACCGGAGGCATAAAGGTTCTCCCTGGGAATGCTCAATACGCCAAGCTTTTCGGGGTCGAGAGCAGCATATTGCTCCACAGTTCCGTATAGAATCGGGTTACGTGGCCCGCCAGCACTCTGGCGCGTAATCAAATAGGTTCGATAACTCGTCCAGGCATTATCTGCGCCGTACTGTGGGTATTCCTTTTGCCGCCACTGATACTCTCTGACAAAGTTCTGAGCGAGTTTGTCCAGGGCGTCTTCTGGCAAGCCGGCAAGCCGGGCGTCTTCTCTCGCCCACTGTGGCAGCAGTACGGACAGATCTCCGCCTCTGGCGATCTCGGCGGCCCGCCTGAACTCACGAACAATAAGTAGAGCCTCTTCGGCTTTCGTCGTTACGGAAACCCCGGAGCGTTGTCCACCACCCAGCCCGCCGCCACCGACTTGGCCTCGCAGGACGCCCTGCTTGAGCACGGTGGGCAGATCCACTGTTGCGTGATAGACAACCTCGGGGACCTCCTCAATGTTCAGTGGCCTGCCCTTCTGAACATCTCCGCGGTCTCGCCAACGGAATGCCTCATCAGTCCCAAAAGTCCATCGGGCGTCCACTGGGCTCATGGGTTCGATATCCGCCTCGGTAAAATAGGCCTGCAGCTCCGGGGGCTCCCCATACGGCCGGTATTCCTCGGGAGGACGCCCTGTCTCAGCGGGCCGAGGCTCCTCGGGCAAACGGGGCTCAATCTCTGCCTCCATTTGCTCGAGGCGTTTCATAAACTCCCCCGGGCTCATAGCCCCGTAACCGAACTCGCTCCAGAAACGAAGGATGGCCTCTTCCGGCTCAACCGTCTCCTCTAACTGCTTTGGCGTAGGGCGCTCTGGTCCCCAACGCCTCTCTCGTGGGGCAACATGACGACGAAGGGGCTCTGTAGGAGGTTCTGTGGGGAGCTTGGGCTCCTCAACCACCTCGGGGCGATAGCGTCGCTCAATGGAGGGCTGATAACGACCGGCAGCGTACTCCAGAGTCTCCTCAACGCGGCCGGGAATCTCTGCTCGCTTGGCTCCCTCTACAATCTCGTCCAAAGTGTGCGGGTCGCGCTTGGCTCCCTCTAACATGGCCTGAGCGTACTTTTGTTGAATGCGTCCATAGTCCCACAAGGGTCCAGCAAACCGCAGCCACAGACGCCGAGCCAAGGCGGGGTTTGAGGTTTCGGCAGTCTTACCCTCAGAAGCCAAGACCTCCGCCAGAACCTTTTGCACCTCCTCAGGACTAGCCCCCACGCTCCGTCCTATGTTTGTGGCCGAATCGTAATCTACGCCGCGCAGAATCTCGGCCTTGATATCCCTCTGCGCCCAGCGCAGAAGCTCGCGTTCTAGCTCAGCCCTGTTACGGCTTGTCTTCAGAGCATCGCCCAAGCCCTGCCACTCTTGGCTTAGCCGCGCCAAACCCTTGCCAGTAAAATCAATGCCCAGCCTGACCAGAGTATTGAAGGCCATGGCAGTCATAAACTGCTCGGGAGTCATGGTCGCGTAGTTGCAGGCTAAGTCCACCTTGTCCAGCGCCTTGTATGCGAACAGTAGTATCTGACCAATACGAGAGGTGGGCTTCAAGCCGAAAAGCAACGAGTTCACAACGAGCCCAAAGGGATCGAGTGTCGTCTCTGCGACAATACGGCTTAGCCAGGGCATCTCGTACTCGCGGAGACGCACATAGGCATAGGCACCCGCCAGTGCGCGAGCCGTCCGCTCGATGAGGTCTTGGTCGGGGCTAACACCGCCCAGCGCCCCCGCTACCGTGGCGAAGTCGTGTACAGACATCTTCCCACGTAATATGTCAATGGCAGTCTGCACGGCTCCACCTGCGGGTGCAGCAACGTACTCTCGTGAGGCCATGCCCGCCTGGTCAGCCAGCTGATATATCTTAGCGATTTGGGGTACCGAGAGAGCCCGCTCGTTGGCCAACTGGAAGAGAGCCAGAGTCTCCTCACGAGTAGGCTTTGGACCATACAAGGGCTCGCCACCCAGCGCCCGGACTCTCTCCTCGTACTCAGCGATCACCTCCTCGGGAGTTCGCCGTCCGCTAAGCTCTTCGTAGAGTTGAATCGCACTCCCCAGCGTGGTAATAGCCGGAGAGACCTCCGTGGCTTCTTTACCTAGGCCGTAGCTCGCAGCCAGCTCTTCTAAGAAGGGGGCAGCAGGCCGTCGGTATTCCTGGGGCTGCGGAGGCTGTATGGGCTCCGGCGGCGCGAGTAGACCCTCGAAAAGCTCCTCTATCGGCTCAATCGCCGCCTCCGCAGATTGCACAATAGCTTCCCAGAGCGAGGGTTCCCGCGCCCAGGTCTCAGGACCAGGAGCAGGTTGTGGTCGTACTACTGGAGGGGGCGTTGGCTGTACAGGAGCCGGTGTTGGCTGTACGGGAACCGGCATTGGTGGCAGGGCCACCGGCGATTGGGAATCGGGTTGTACAGGGGTCGGGATCGGAGTGGGAGTGGGCTGTAACTGCGGCGCCCTGGCACCACCGGGGATCATCCCCTCTGGGGTGGCAATCTCCGAGAGAGCTATGCCGGGCGGGATGCCGGCAGGAGGACGCATACCGGGAGGCGGGGGCCGCAGGGGTTCCTCTTCCTCTTCTTCCTGGAAAAGGTGCTCCCGGATTGGAATGTATCGCCAGAAATCGGCCAGCGGCACGGTTATATCCTCCCAGAGAGCTCGCGCTCTTCCTCAAACATTTCCCGGAGTACCGGCACGGAAAAGTCGGGAATCCGAAGCACATGAGAAACATTACCCAGCAGAAGGTTGCCCCACATAAACGGGTCGTAATAGTAACGCCCCGCTACTCGGAACCACTCGGGGGCTTCGAGGGCCTGCTGACGCTGCCACTCCAACAATGTCCGGTTCTCTTCTGGCGTCAGATAACTACGACCTCCCTGCAATCCCTCATATATCTGCTGAGGAGACAGCGCGGAGATATCCTTTTGTATAGGTGGCTTTGCTTCAGTAAGGCCAGCCCAAAGACCACCTACTACAGGATCGGCCACTCCACGATACCAGGCCTTTACAAGGTCACCGATCAACTCCTGTCCCGGAGCCGTTGTTTCATAAAACCAATCCTCGTAAGCCCGATAGCCCTCACCAGGCAGCCGCTCCAGCGCAGAGGCAGCTGTTGCGGCCGAGACCAAAGCGCGCTCTACCCAATCTCTTATGCCGGGCATTACCAACCCCTCCATGTAGACCAGGGGTTAGCCTGTCCTCTGGGGGCCGATTGACTAAGCCCACGTAGCCAGTCTTCCCACCAGCCGCCATAGCTCTCCACGGCCCCCGCCAGCATCTGCTGCTCAGAGGGGGTCATTTGGGCAACCTGAGCGGCACTGACCTTGTGGGGATTCTGGGCCAGCAACGACCAGAAATCAGCGGGCGTCTGCTGCTGGGCTTGAACCGTATAGGGGTTCCAGGCCGTGGAGACCGGCTGCTGAAGCTGGGGCTCTGCTACGACCTGACCAGCCTGCGCCCCGGCACCCGGCAAGACACCAAGACCCTTAGCCAGCTGCTCCTGCCAGGTCAGTAACCCCTCGGGACTAGCTGCGGGAACGGGAGCCGCTCCCTGGAAGCCGGCCATCGGTTGCCCGGTGAGGAAAGATTGAGCAAAGCCCGGCAGTTCCGTCGTTTGGGCAGCACGCTTGGCCTGACTGTACCGCAACCAGTCCTGGGGGCCGCGAAGCCCAGACAAGAGATTGAGGTAATCCAGTCCCAACCCCTGCTCGGCCATGCGCTCGTAGAACTCCTGCTGGCGCTCGGCAAGCCCGGACTCGAACCGGAACTTCTCGCGCTCCAGCCCCAGCTCCTCCGCCCAGGCCTGCTTCTTGAACTCGAACTCGTCAGACCACTGCTGCCAAGACCGCTCATCCCTGAGCTGCTCCTGGGCAAACATGGCGTTCCAGCGCCGAACGTCCTCTTTATCCAGATTCAGCAGGCGGGCCTGTTCCGCCTCCCAGCGTCGCGTATCCTCGGCAAAGGCATCCAGGCGATCCTGCCGATCCAGATCCCAGCGCCGAATGTCCTCCTCATCGAGGCCAATCTGCCGGAGATACTCCTTCTCCCACTGCTCATCAACGACGCCGTAGCGGTAGTATCGCTCCTCTTTGGCTTCCTCATATTGACGAATAGCCTCCTCATCGAGCCCTTGCTGTCGTAAGAACTCCCGATCCGCCCGGCGTTGGTCCTCCTCAAAAGACGCCCACCACTCCTTCTGGGCCTCCTCGAACTGCCGCATGGCCAGGGTGGGCTCCTTCTCGCCGGCCTCTTTCCCCGGCTCGATCAGGCCCAAGGAAATGGCATACTGAATAGGGTCACGACCCGCCTGCTCCACCTCCGTTTCGGGGGTCCAGGACAGCCAGTCGGCCACAGCACGCCAGGGGGCGTACTGGCCCTCGCCCCAGTTCTTATCGTATAAGTCCTTTATGTCCGGCCTGTCATTCCAGATCGCCATGAGCGCTTCGCGCTCCGTGGGCGCTGGCACCTCGGGTTCCTGGTAATAGCCGGTCAGTCCGGCTCGAGATAGCAGGTAGTCTAGATAGCCCAACGTCTGGTTTATGAGTGGCTGATACCATCCATAACCACCTGCCGTTATCGCATCCATCCGCAACCTCTCTTATAAGATATAGTGGCAAGGCCACCGGCGATTGGGGATCGCTTAGCCGAATCTGGCTATGGCATCGGCGAGCCAAGCTTCCATCTGCTCTCTAGTGGGCGCTGGTGATTCAGCCACTGGTGCCGGGGTAAATCGCACTCCGGCCTGCCGCGCCATCTGAGACATCAACCCACCAGGCTCGTACCCCGGGGTGTATTGAGCGCCAGCAGGCAGCTGATAGGGGAGGGCCTGCGCCCACTGCTGGGACTGCAAACCGGCAATACCCTGCCCAAGGTTGGCAGCCATCTCCCTACGTCTCTGGGCCAATGCCGCCTGCTCCATAGCCTGCTGTGCAGCAAGTTGCTCTCTAAGCCACTGCTGAGTGAGATCGAACTGTCTCTGCTGCTCGGCAAGTTCGGCCATGTAGGGGCGACCAGTTGTACCACCAAGGCCGTAAGCCTGCTGAACCTTGGCATGGAGTTGTTGCTGTTCGGCAGGGGTCAGTTGGTCATAGCTCTTGCCGAAGAAGATCCAAGCCATCTCATCCATGTAGCCCGGCACAGCAGGGGGTCGAGAGGCTTCGTATCCCGCCACGCCGCCGGGTGTGGCGGGATAAGCGCCGCCGGTCGGCGTGATACTAGCCCCAGGGATGAGACTCGTACCCGCCTGAAGACGGGTGGCTTCCAGCGTGGACGGACGGGTTGTGGTTCGAGAGCCTTCGTACCCCGCCACGCCTCCGGGCGTAATCGGGAATCGCGTAGGAGATATGTTCTGGGCTTGTGCGCCGCTAAAGAGATTGGCGAGGGCCTGGGCCTCCCCGGACAGTGCTCGTCGGATTGGGTCGAATATCTTCGCCACCTCTCCCGGGTCGAGCCCCCCGGTCTTCAAGGCGTTCAGAACCCAGTCCATAATCGGGTTCGGCATTTTCACGCTCCTTGTACCGACGCTCCAGAATCAGAGCGTCGTGTATCGTCTGGCTCCACCCCTCCTTGTCCAGCAGTTGCTCCCAGTGCTGGGGATCATCTCGGTACTTCGCATAACGCTCTAGCTGCTCGTCTTGGGTCAGCTTCACGCTCTCATAAGGCGGCTCAGTGACCATGGCCTCAACAGTATTCAGCAAATCCTCGACCAGAGCATCACGCAGAATCTCGAAAGTGTTCCGCTCGCTCATCTCTTCTTTCTCTTCTTCCGAGCCTTTTCGGGATGGTGCACATTTATGTTGAGCGCCGCCACGTGCTTTCTCGCCTTCTCTCGTGTCGGATGACGCTTCAGCACAACCCAACGATTGCCCCGCTTGACAAGCACCGCCTTGCCGCTTTTGCTTAGTTTGTAGGGCATATCCGCACCCCTCTAACTTATCTTTTCCTGTTCCTCTCGAAGTTGGAGGTACTGGTCCTCTTTCCTGCGACGCCCCCGCTCTTCCTCGCACTGCTGTGACGTTTTGTCCGGGTCGATGATAAAGTCGAAGACTTGCGCTCTGAGGAAATCGTAGATGCGCGCCGGAGAGATGCTGAAGCCCAGATGAGTCACCACGTCGGGGCTAAACCCCAGGTTGGCCACCGCGATCCTGGCCGGAATGCCAATCATCCAACCGGTTCGTTCCAGGAAGGTTGCCCCACCGGAGTTCCCAAAGTAGCTGGCAGCAGAGATAAGCATGTAGTCGCGGTTGTCAATATCCCAACCGAAAGAGCTCAGATAGCCCCGGGTAATAACCGGCTTTGCGCCCATGCCACAACCAACGTTCCAGACTTCCTCAAAGGCCCACAGCTGCTTGATCTCCTCCTCGGGAACCAGTCGCGCCGTGTACTCGTGCTTGTAGGGAGAACGAATCCTCAGCAGAGCCAAGTCCTCATCCTTGTCGTAGGCTACAATCTCTGACTGATAGGCGGCAGCACCTACAGTTCGAGACCGATAGGCATAGGTGAAGAACTCCACATCGGGCTGCCCCGTCACATCGGTGGGAATCTCCCGCTTCAGCAGAGAGCTCCACCTCTTCTCCACCTTGATGAGATCATCAACAACGTGTTCGTTGGTCAAAACGTAGATATCGTATAGGCCCTCTTCACCAGGAGCCGGCTCCACGTAGACCACCGTTCCGGACCCCATGGTCTTCCCGGACTTCACACGAACTGCGGGGTAGAGGCAGTACGCATGACGCTCCTCAATCGTCATAGCCATTGGATATTTCCTCCTCCACCTATCCCTATCGCTCGATAACGTAGATAAGAATAGTGCGGTCGTCTATTCGCCCATCTGACGTAGTGATACGGTTCGTGACCTCATAACGGGTCTTTGCGGTACCACCAGTCAGCCAGACCACGGTCTTGCTAGTAGTAAAGCTCTCGTCATCGAGAACCAGGCCGTCGGGGACGATCCATTCGCTATCTACGATGGTGTCGTCCCGAGCCATGCTACACCGCCGTTAGGACGCAGATGCCGTGCAAGTCACCGTCACCCGCAGCACGTCGTTGTCGTCGAGCGTCTTGTCACCGGCGCTGAACGCGCCACCGCCGTAGAGCACGCCTGTCGTCCCGCCCTTGGTGTTATCGCTCACGACGAATGCGCCACCGATGGTCGTGTCATTGCTACTAATGGTGAACTCTGCCTTGCTGGCCGAGTTGTCCACCGACTGGCCGGACACGGTGCCCAGCGTCAGGGTCGGCCTGTTGGCCTCATCATAGGCTGTAACTTCCGACCAACCCGCGTGGCTAGCCATCGTATCGCCGGCGGCGAAACTGGGCGTACCATCGGCCAGACCGACATACCAAGCCGCTGTATAACTCGATCCCTTGAGGTGCTTGTCCAGCGCGTCATCCAGGCCCTCGTTGACCACCAAGTTGTCAAACTCATCAACCCAGAGTAGCCTGTCGCCACGCCACGCCTCGACCCGAAAGTGATTGGCCAGCTTGACCCTTACCCTCGTTTCCATTATCTCTCCTTATTCTCTGCATCTACGCAATGAAGTGTTCCCGACGCCGTACCGTATATGTACGATCTTCTGCCTCTACCCGATACGTCCGGTTCGCCGGCATAGCGATGTTGGCAAGCAATACATCCCAGATAATCTGTATATCGTGTACGCGGTTTAGTGTGAGGTCAGCGTAGACCGCCTTCAACTGTGCGACAGCAAGAGCGCGGACACACCAGCCATATGTAGCGCTCTCTGCTACCTTGGACATGTCCGAAGGGTCTATCTGCCAAACTGTTGAGTTTGTGTAGCCCCCGCAGTACAGATAAGTGCCATCCGTAGCAAGGGCGTAGATCCAATCTCCATAGTTAGCACTTTCTGCCACCCTCGACATGTCTGAGGGATCTATCTGCCAGACTGTGCAACTATCTCCTCCACAGTAAACGTAACTAGCATCGGTAGCAAGAGCCTCAATATCGCTACCGTAGTCGGCACTCTCGGCCACCTTGGACATATCCGAGGGGTCTATCTGCCAAACTGTGTGAGTTGTAGAACCCCCGCAATAGATATAACTAGTATCGGTAGCAAGAGCGCGGATATATCCGCCATAGTTGGGACTCTCTGCTGCCTTTGACATGTCCGAGGGGTCTATCTGCCAAACTGTTCGAGTTGCGTGGCCTCCGCAGTAGATGTAACTAGCATCCGCAGCGAGAGCGTAGATAATCCCCCCATAATCGGCGCTTTCCGCTACCTTTGACATATCCGAGGGGTTTATCTGCCAAACTGTTTGGGTTGCGTGGCCTCCGCAGTAGATGTAACTAGCATCAGTAGCAAGGGCGTAGATGTAGCTACCATAGTCGGCGCTCTCCGCTACTTTGGACATGTCCGAGGGATCTATCTGCCAGACTTTGATAGAACCCCCACAGTAGATATAACTAGCATCCGTAGCCAGAACGTCGATGTAGCTACCATAGTCGGCACTCTCTCTTACCTTGAGCATGTCCGAGGGGTCTATCTGCCAAACTGTTGGGGCGTCTGCCTCACCCGCGCAGTAGATATATCGCGTCACGTTAGCTCCGTGATGGCTCTAGCGCTTCACCGTACCGTATGTGCACGATTTTCTGCCTCTACCTGATAGGTCCGCTTCGCCGGCATAACGATGGTGGCAAGCAGCACACCCCGGACAATCTGTATATCGCGTATCGCCTCCAGAGCGATCCCAGCTGCTGCAACGGCCTGCGCCACGACCAACGCCGCCCGCACCTGGTCGAGGCCAACCCCACCGTCTGCTACAGCTTCGCTGCCGGCGCTTGCCCCAAGGTCTACAGCCAACACAACCTCGGTATCTGCAACACGCTGTGCCTCGCTGTCCAGCCCCGCGCTGCGAGACAGACTCACCGTCACAGTAGCTTGAGCTTCGCTCTCTAGGAGCATCGCAAGGTAGCGACCCAGAGCGGCCTCAGCCTCGGCGATTGCCTGAGATGTTGCTTCAAAACCCAGCCCCATGGAGAGCGCCAAAGCGACATCAACAGCGCCTGGGACCTCCACGTCGGCGACCGTGGCCAGACCCTGGAGAATGGCCAGTGTAAGCCCTGCTGCGGCCTCCACTGCGCCGAGCGCATTCACTGCCACACTACGTGTCAGCGTGAGCATCGCGCTTGCGTCCGCCAGCGCTGCGGCATCAGCACCGAGTGAGCGCAGTAGCGACAGGACGCCGTCCGTGTCAGCTTCCGCCGCGTCAGTCAGAGCCAGCGCCCGCGAAAGCACGCTAGCTCCCTGGGCGCCTGCCTCTGCCCCGGCATCCAAAGCCCTGACAAGCGCCAGCATGAGGGTCTGGTCCACAGTTGCTTCACGGGCCAAACTTAGGGCCACTATCCGCGCCAACGCTGCATATGCCTCGGCTTGCGCCTCACTCGCCCCGGCGATAGCTCGTGAGGACGCCAGGTTGACCACTCCTTGGCCGTCAGCCATGGCTGTAGCGGTTGCAGTGCGGCTATGACTTAGCGTCACCGCTCGGCTTGCCTCCAAGTATCCCAAGCTGCTCAATGCCCTCAGCGCAGCAAGGCTCAGACTACCCTCAGCATCGGTTTGCCCTGTATCAGCAAGACCGAGCAGGCGTGTAAGCGTGGCCAGACCATTTGCATCTGCTGCCCCTGGGCCGCTTACAGTATCCAAAGTGCGAGCGAGGTTCAGACCAGCCGCCGCATCTGCTTGGCCGGTATCGCTAAGTGCCATCACGCGGTTCAGCGTGAGGTCAGCGTAGACCTCCTCACCTCCCTCCTCTTGCTTCGTGACAGTGAGAGCGCTGATAGTCCCCCCATAGCTAGCGCTCTCTGCTACCTTGGACATATCCGAGGGGTCTATCTGCCAGACTTTGCTATAGCCCCCACAGTAGACGTAACTAGCATCCGTAGCGAGACCGTAGATAGTCTGCCCATAGCTAGCGCTCTCAGCTACCTTGGACATGTCCGAGGGGTCTATCTGCCAGACTTTGTTGATTATATAGCCTCCGCAGTAGACGTAAGTAGCGTCCGTAACAAGAGCGTAGATCCGATCCCCATAGTCGGCACTCTCTGCTACCTTGGACATATCCGAGGGGTCTATCTGCCAAACTGTTCCGGTATTGCCCCCGCAGTAAACGTAAGTACCATCCGTAGCGAGAGCGTTGATAGCCCCGCCATAGTCAGCACTCTCTGCCACCTTGGACATATCCGAGGGGTCTATCTGCCAGACTGTTTCGGTGCGACCCCCGCAGTAGATATAACTAGCGTCCGTAGCAAGAGCCTCGATCCGATCCCCATAGCCGGCGCTCTCTGCTACCTTGGACATGTCCGAGGGGTCTATCTGCCAGACTTTGTAGCTTCCAGCCCCCCCGCAGTAGATGTAACTAGCGTCCGTAGCAAGAGCGTTGATATACCCGCCGTAGCTAGCACTCTCAGCTACCTTTGACATATCTGACGGGTCTATCTGCCAGACCGTTTGAGTATAGCCCCCACAGTAGACGTAGCTAGCATCCGTAGTGAGCTCGTAGATAGCCCCCCCATAGTCGGCGCTCTCCGCCACTTTGGACATGTCCGAGGGGTCGATCTGCCAGACCGTTTGGGTTGTATAGCCCCCACAGTAAATATACCGCGTCACGTTAGCTCCGTGATGCCTCTAACCGTGCTATCAGGTTGTCCAATCGAGCATTGGTCTCATCAAGCCGGCTCAGAAGGTCCTCAAGCAACTCCTCCTGCGTCAATGGCCTCGGCACATACTCGTACCAGAACGCCTTAGTGGCCGGGTTGAAGTAGAGCACCCCCGTCATACCCCTTCGCTGCTCGGGTCGCGGCAGGTCTGCCTCCGTCTTGTCCACCATGATGCCCGCGTTGCGCACCCCAGCGCTCAGGCGCTCAGGCTTGTAGTGAATGACACCAACACGAACACGATTCTTGGACTCAGTTACGCTATTCAGCAAACAGATCATGTGTACCTACCTCTCTATGCCCCGGCGCTTAGCTGCCGTCGCCACGCCGCTCGCATCATGTCACCACCCCTCGTAGTCCTCGTCGATGGCCGGACGCCAACGCATTACATGCTCCCACTCCACCATAAAGCCTTTATCTAGGTCGCTGCCGTCGTAGTCCAGTACGTATTCATCCCCCTCGAAGGTCTGTACCACAACGTCTTGTCCATCCTCGGGGAGGTGATCGTCGTCAGCTTCGATCCAGGCCAGGGCGCGCTGTGCTTTCACTAGGACTCTATTCCTCTGCGCTTTGCTGCGGGTGCCATTCCTGTAGCAATGCCACTTGGCATCACTCTTCTGCCTACGCGAGCTGGCTGTGGCGTAGCCCTAACCCCGGGTGTAGCCATCACCTGCGGCCCAGCCCCACGAAACTGTTGTCCCGTGGCGGTGGGCGTAGCGCCGCCCAGTATCCTTTCCGCTAACTGCTGAATAAGTTGCTGCAACGGGATACCCAGCTGCTGAGCTTGCTGAATGAGCCACTGCACCAGTTGCTCTTCGGTTATCCCCATCCTCTGGGCCAGCACCTGAACAAGCTGCGCATACTGCTGTACCAGCTCCTGGGGGTTACCCATGGCTACCGGGCCGCTTGGAAACCCCACTGGTGGTCCCATTGGTTGTCCCATTGGTAGCCCCATGGGTATTCCGGCCTGCTCAATCCCGGGAGACTCTCCGGGCCTAAATCCACCCTGCGGAGGCTCCCTCATGCCCAGTTGCTGTACGCTCATCCCCGGAGGGGCGCTGGCCTGCAACCTGGCCGATACCGCTTGCTGCAATCCTGGGGGCATATCGGGATACGCCTTCTGTATCTGGCTCATAGTCATATCGCCCTGGGAGAGCATGATTCCGGCCTTCTTGAGAGCCTGGTCTATGAGCCACTGCTGCACCTTGGGATCAGCCTTCCACTTATCCAGCAGAATGCGGCGCATCTCCTCATCGGGCTGGGGAATGTCGATCATCTCCATGGCCGACTCGCGGCTCCGAAGTCCCGCGTTCACCTCGTTGATAGCCTGGGAGCTCCTGGCATAGGCGTCGGTAGGCATAACCGGGTTCAGCTCTACCCGAACCTGGCGATAGCCCCTGATATCGTCCGGACCCAGACCGATCCATCCCTTTTCCCCACGGGGGTAGACGTAGAGCTTCTGCTTGGCGTGATTCTCGATGATGTCCAGCAACACCTCCATCTGCATCTCCAGAGCCCGCTCCGCGTGGGCGATGATGGGCTTGAAGCGCATCCGGGCTGCGGCGATGAGTTGGTTCAGTGCATAGCCCGACTCGCCGGCAGACTGTCCGTACATGGCATCGGAGAGCCCGGCCCGCTCGATCATGGACATCACCAGCCGGACCATCTCGTCGGCATCGGGGCCGTTCCCCTGCCAGGTCAGGAAGCTGATCTCCTCATCCTGGTAGAGACTTACCGTAGAACCGGGAGCAATGTTTATCTCCCTAAGCGGAGTCTCCCCCTCCCCAGCGCCAATGAGATCGCTCAAGTTCGTTTGCCTGACCACCACGGTGGGCCAACACCACATGCGAATAGCCGTGGCCTTCTGGGAAAGCAGCCGATCCAGGTAGGGAATGAGCTCCCGAATGGGCCAGATACAGGACATGCCCATGTATTTGGGGTCCGTACTGGCAGCGCCCAGTCCCATGGCATAGACATAGGGCGGAGCACCGTACTTGTGCTTCTGATGATGGACGATCTCCCCCTCCACCCAGTAGGTGAGAGTCTCTGGAGTCCACCACTGAGCGAACTCCACCGAGGTGCCCTTACGTCGGTTGAGCCGGGATAGGTTTTCCAAATCGGGCTTCTGTATGTTCCACTTGTCGGGGTGGAGGGTGAGAAGATCCCTTTCGTCAATCTCCAGAACGCCATAGAGCCCGAACTCGCCGTACAGCGGATATACAGTAAGGGGGTCTACCCAGTTCCAGGCAATCGGCAAGGAGCGCCCCTTTTTCCATATCTCGGTCCGCTTGTTGTACTCGCGGTCTTCCTCATCCTTGGTCTTGCGGGGGAAACCGCGCCACAGCTGCGGCGCATAGAGCATCCGCATACAACCGTGACCATCGGCGATGAGCGACTCGATAAACCGATCTACGACATCTTGGTCCGACTGCTGTTGCAACCTGTGCATACCCGCTGCCAGGAACTTCTCCATCTTGGAGGATCGTTCCCTGGCATCCTGGGTCTCGTCAGCAGGGGGAACTGTGATGGTTGGGGGGTTGGCCGTCAGTGTGCCGGTCATTCTTTCCACGATCTGGTGAGCAATCGGCGATCTCACCGTCTCCGGCTCCATGCTTACGGGGACCTCTGGCTCCCACTCCATAAAGCGCAGAGAGCGCATTTCCTTGATAACGCGGTCCCGCTCCGACCAGTCTGACCTCAGGCGGTCCTTCAGGGCGTCCAGATCGGGGTATTCGTCACTCATGGTGGTCCTTCACGATTCGTGATCGTCAGCGGCTTTGCCGCCACGGCAAGGCCGCAAAGATCGCTTAGTTACGGCTGATCCTGGCCCGTATACGCTCACGGCGAAGCCGCACAAAGCCAAAGTTAGACACCAGGCCGTAAATGAGAGCAGATATCGCGTGGTTGTCGGCGCTAATCGGGGTTTCTGAGATGGGGCGGCCCTCTTTTGCGTCCTTGTACCGATAGAGGGCAAACTCGCGGATAGTGTTGACACACTTCGGGTCGAAAGTAATGCGGGGCTTCCCGGTCTCGGGATCAACGAGGAAGGTTCGGAGACGGAGAATGCCATCGGGAATAGGGACTTTCTGGGAATGGAGTCGGAGGCCGGTCAAATGCGCCCATATCTCCAGTTGGGACTCTTGACCGTGGTGCTGCCTGGCGGCAATATCTATCACCCCGGCTTTGACATACTTCCACCAGGGGCGGCTCCTGCACTCCTGAATGACTTGGTGTGCGGTCTGGCCCCTTTCGTAAACCTCGTCCAGCACGTACACGTGCTCGTCCCGAACCTGCACGGCCAGCACTGCGTAAGCCCCCGCATATCCGGGGTCTATCCAGAGCTGAACGCCCTCCTTCTTGTCGAGAACGCAGGTCTGAACGTGCTCCGGATGGCTGAACTCACGAAAGACCAGACTGAGAGGCATAGAGGGCTCGGCCCCGAACCGCTCCAGAAACACGTCCCGAGGGTAGGTGGCCTCCAGAGACTTGATCTCGGGATCATCCCTGCCGCCGGGGAAAATGGCAGTATTGGACCAGGTGGGGATGGAGAAAGAACGAGCGTCGTCAGGGTTGTCGGCCCGCCAGCGCCTGTACAGGTCGTGATACCAAGATACGAAGGCGACACCCTCCAGAGTCCCGGAAAGGATCAGCGGCCCCCGGGTCTCGGCCACCCGCCCCCGTACCCTCAGAAAGGCCTCGTAGGTTTGCTGGGCGGCCTCCACCATAGCAATGCCCTTGGGAGCACGCCCGGCCAGGGACATAGGATCAGTGGAGGTCTTCGTAACTACATGGGACCCGAGGTGGGTCTTGAGCTCCCAGGAGCCTGCTTTCGGCTGAGAGAGGTCTTTGATCTGTACTCCCAAAGCCCTGACCAGGTGCTCAAACTCCGGTCTGGCTAGATCGTAGTCCGGGCCTACAATCCAGTAGAGACCCGGATCGTAGGTGGCCCAGCAGTACAGCTCCTCGGCGGTCAGGCGAGACTTGCCGGCCCGCTCTCCGCCAACGACCTGCTTGATCCTGGAGTTGTCCGCATGGACAGCTAGTTGTTCGGGGGTGGGAACGTAACCGCTGTGCGCCCATAAGGCTTCCTTGAGCTCCAGCGGAATGTCCCAAAGGGCTAACTCTGCCATACGATTTCTAATCGTCGGCGGCAAATGCCGCGTTGGGGGAAAGTAGGGGGGATTCTGGGCGACTTCTAGTCGCCGGTGGCCTTGCCACGGAAGGCCAGGAGAATATCTCTACGTTGCGATTTCCAATCGCCGGTGGCCTTGCCACACAGCGTGGTGAAAACGTCCAGAGAAACTCTTCACTTATATATACGCATTTACTCGTGACTTTTATTCACGTTTCAACCGTCGGTGGCTCTGCCACCTATGTCAAGTCGGCCATAAACCTGTCGGCCTCCTCACCCTGTAGACTAACCGTGTTGCCGGATTTGAGCACAATCGTACAACCACCAAAGTAACGCTTCACCGCATCAATATCAGCAAGCCGGAACCACCAACCATCATACGACCCCCAGTCGTCACGATACGATTCCCAATCGTCGGCGGCGCGATTTCCAATCGTCGGGGGCCTCGCCGCGCTGCATGTGGTCACTATGCGATTTCCAATCGCCGATGGCCTTGCCATGCATTCCCTCCTTGCGGTTCCTAGCAGCATATCCTGCATTTTGACGAACGAAACGGTGCTAAGCATGGCCTAAACCCCGTGTTTTGTTTACTGATCCTGCAAAGCGATGCGATTTCCAATCGCCGGTGGCCTTGCCACTTCCAATCGCCGCGATTGCAATCGCCGGCGACAAGAGTCGCGGCGGCCCTGCCACACGGTCACTCTGGCGGATACAGGGCGGAGGGGAAATGGGCAAAAGGGTTTCCAAAAACGGGAGGGGAGGGGCTCCATGTCCCAAGCCTCACTGCTCGGCGGGACCAGACGGGGGTAGGGCGGGCTCCGGGTCCGGTGCTGCTATCTGTGCCTGTTTGCGGCGTTGTGACTCTTCTACGGTCGGGATGCGTTGGCGTAGGGTCGAGACTAGGCGGGAGACTTCGGCTAGGGCGTCTGACTGTAGTTGTACCCGTTCCGTCGGCTTGCCAAGCACACGGTCTAATATTGCGATAGCAGCGTCGTATCTGTGACCGCGTGGGCTAGGGTTATCTAACTCGGATTCTAGTACCTCGATAGCACGGCTAGCCAATCGTGTAAGGCGTTCTTGATGTAACGCTATTCGCTCGCGCATACACAGCGAGACGGCTAGGCGTATATCGTCTATCTCGGCGCAGGTATATATCGTTGACGGGTCCAGACCAAGACGCCGGGCGGTCTCCGCTTCGCTCCGACAGCTAAGCCGTGTCTCAACCATTCGCAGCGCAGCGGGAGACAACCGGGCTAGCACTTCCCGCAGCTCGTGGCTATACTTGCCTTCGCTTGTCATCGTCCAAGGGCTCCAAGTCTCCAATCCCCGAGTCCGCGAATCCTCCAAGTCCGCAAGCCTACCATCAGCAAACCAAGCCTATCATCGTCACCGGGTGGAGGTATCTAGGTCCTCCAAGCCTACCATTCACCAAGTCCGCCAATCCCCAAGTCTGCAATCCTCCAAGTCTACGGTAGGGGCTCCGTGTTCCAATCCTACCGTCCTCGCCGGGCGGAGGTATCCAAGTCCGCGAATCCCCCAAGTCTCCAAGTCCGCGAATCCCCGAGCCTACACCATCAACACGTCACATATATATGTCGTATCCTCGGCCAATCCTCCAAGTCCGCGGGTCCTCGCCCAAGTTCCCCAAGTGCCGGGATCGCACTACCTATATATGTATGTCGTCCAAGTTCCCCGTGTACCCTCCTCCCAGATTGCCACCGCGGACTTTGTGAAAATCTCCAACGAATCCCCGAATCTAGGCCCCGGGGACTTGACAAAATCGTAACTGTGTGTTACATTGTAAGCGTCGCACACACCCATCACCACCAAGGAGGTTTCCCATGCTACCGTCCGAGGTTCACAACTTCATCAGCCACTTCTACGGCTACCACGGCCACCCGGTCGCCGTTGCCATCGGCGACAACGGCACCGAGTACGTCGTGACCAAGCGGCAGGGTCACCGGACCATTGCGGCATATGCCGCCAATGGTACCTGGCGCACCCTCGGACCGCAGGACGTGCCCGACGGTCTCACTTGGGCGCTGTACTGGGCGCGTCCGCTTTAGGTTAGGTCTTACCCCGTGAGGGAATGATATCCCTCACGGGGAAACCGAAGGGAGGTTATCATGTATGTAGTAAGCCAGCGGATGCCCGGCTATATGCCGGACATTGCGGAGTCCTTCCCCACACTTGGCGAAGCCCGCGCCTACGCCGCGGACCTCGCCAGAACGTGGCGGGAGGAATGGGACCCAAGCACCAACAAGCCCATCTACTACGTCACGGGTTCGGCACGTGTGGGCCACTACCAGATTACGCGCCGAGATGGGACCGGCGCGGTCTGGTATATCAGTATCGATCAGGAGGCATAACATGAGGTTGACGGTCTCAGGGTTGTACGAACTGGCTAGGCTGCTGGACGAAGCAGCCTGGCCAATCGTCCGGTTCGGCATCCGCAGCGTCCGCGGCATACCGGACGATGACCGGTTTATCTGGGCGCGGGACAACTGGGACCGCGCCCGCGGTGAGAGTTTGACGCTGGCCGTCTGGGCGCCGGATGACGGCCAGGACGACGACGATCAGGAAATCCTCATCATCGATGAGGACGCGGTAGAATGGCAAGGCGGGGAATAACCCCCGCCTTGCCCCTTTTAGGCAAAGGGGGACAAATGCGAGAGTACTACGCCAACCTGGCCGCCGCGCAGTGGGCGGCCAGGCGCTGGGCGCAAAGGTACCAAGAGCCTTATCTGATCGTCCGATACCGGACGATCGAAGGCGACCGGTGGGATATCCAAACCGCCGGACGGCACAAGGTAAAACCGGACTGGGCCGAATACTATATCAGCCCAGGGACGGACTAGCAAGGAGGTTATCATGTTCGCCGAATGGGACAAAGTAGAAGGCTGGTGGCGGTGCCCGTGTGGAACTGTGTTACCCGACGCACCCCACAGCAACGAGGGGCGCGGGCTAGTGCAATGCCGGCAGTGTGGGCGCTGGTGGCGGTTTGGCTACTGGCCGCTCAACCGCTGGCCGCGCGACAAGGGCACAACGGGGCTAATGCCCCGGCGGGCAATGATATAGGCCATGGGGCGGCTCTGGCTTCTGTCGGAGCCGCCCCCAAAAGAAAGGGGGAACGATGAGATATATAACACCGCTAGGAACGTTTGAGAACTGGGAGACCGCAGCGCTCCGGTGCCTCGAATGCGACTTTGACCCGAAGCTTACGATTCGAGTAGAGCCAGAATATCAGTACTGGCAGCACCGGCGAAGCGGCGAGGTCTGGGCCGTCCGGCTGGAGGGCGGCCGCGTAACCGGCGCATGTGGCCCGCTGCCACGGCGTGAGGCCACACCGGCCAACCTCGCATATATGCACTACGACGACGACCCGGATACCACGGCGTGGGTCCGCCGGCAAAGTGACGACTTCGGACCGTTGTATGAGCCGTAAGGCTCGCCTGGGGCGGCTCTGGTAAAAGCCGGGGCCGCCCCGAAAGAAAGAGGGCAAGATGAACAGGGAACAACTGCGGCAGATGGTAGCCGAGCAATACGCCGCGCAAACGTGCACACTGGCCGAATACCTCCAGCTCGGCCACTCCGCCGAGCGGTACGCCCAGGACCTGGCGACGTTTTGCGCGGAGGGTCGGCCAGCCAGCGAGCGGGCCATCATCGGGGCGGAAGCCTACCGGCTCATCTTTGATGAGCTGCGCGAGTTACAGCCGGAGGTAGGGCGGGGATAACCCCGCCCACCTCTGCCAAAGAAAGGGGGCAGCATGTACGTGATGACTTGCTACATTCCAAAGTCTGAGA